TTGCATTCCTTGACGACCTCTTCGGAGTGGTTGCCTCCCCTCACGCACTCGCGGCAGATCCATCGGTTGAGGGAGTCGAGTTTCATGTGGAGGCATGCTGGGCCATGGATGGGGCAGTCGAGGCGCTTTGGTCGTTCCCTTCGCATGAGTTTTGCGCCCTTGCCGGTGTAGGCTGGCCTCTTGTCGGACATGGTGTTGTCTCCTTGCTGTGAGCGGGGATTTCCCTTTATAGCGGGAGGTTGGTGTCGGGGCAACGAGGGGATTTTGGGCCCGTGGGGTGTACTAATTCGACACATGCGCCGGGTTTGGTACCCTGCGGGGGGATAATAGGGCTCACGCCAGCGGAACTCGGGTCGGTGATGAAGCATTTTACCCGCTTGACCCTTGGGGTATCGCCAGCCATAACACGCCTCCGGGCCGGGTTCCGCGATCGAGGAAGGTCGTCGTCGTCTCCTGTCAGTGGGCTTGGGTGGCGGAATTTATTTGATGGATTGCCCCCTCTCAGGATAAATTGACCGCATACCCGCTCATAATCACTGGGGAATCCTTATTTGAGGGATTGCCCTCCACGGAGGTTTTGTCGATGGCCCGTAAGAAGACTGCATCCCCGGAAGCCGCTCCTGCTCAGGACTTGGGCACGGGGGCCGCCGCGCAGCCCCGGTTTCAGATTGAGATCGCCCCGATGGATTCGATCGTCCCGTATGCCCGCAACGCCAAGCTGCACACCGACGAGCAGATATCGGAGATCATGGCGAGCTTTCAGGAGTTTGGCTTTATCAACCCGCTCCTGCTCGACGCCAAGGGGTCGATCGTCGCCGGGCATGGTCGTTTCAAGGCGGCTCAGCGCCTTGGTTATACCGAGGCTCCCGTGATTCGTCTCGGGCATCTTTCCCCGGCGCAGGTCAAGGCGCTTCGCATTGCCGACAACCAGCTCGGTCTTAAGACGGGATGGAATGCCGACCTGCTTTCCCTGGAGCTGACGGAGATGGCCGACGACGGCTACAACATGGAGCTGCTGGGGTTTGGCGATCAGATTGACGAGTGGCTGACGGCCTCGGCGGATCCGGCGCCATCGGATGATGATGGTTCCGAGGGCGGGGGCGCCCCGGCAGGTGGGGTTTCGTCGTCGTCGTCGGAATCTTCGGATGATCTTATTCGCGGCGATGTCGAGCGGATTGTGCTGCTCGTGGACAAGAAGGACTTTATCAAGGCGGCGCAGGTCATCACCGAGATCAAGGAATCGGAGGGACTGGAGAACGTCACGGAGGTTTTTCTTCACCTGCTGATGGAGTGGAATCGTCTTCATGGGAGCAAGCGCCCGTCGCCCATTCCCGAGGGAAGCAGCGATGCGGCACATTGAGGTCGAGCGTTTGATTGAGGTTCCGAAGTCGCGCATCGGAGATGCACCGAAGGAATCCGATGCAAGTATTTACGTGCGGGAGCCGACTGTCATTACGCACCTCGGCCAGCCGATTGCGCTCTATGGGGATATTTCCGACTTCGACTTTCGACAGTTACTATCCTGGTGCAAGCGTGCAAGATTTGGCCTGTTCCGTCGCATGGCGGTCCAGCAAGGCAAGGAATGGTCCCTGCCGAAGTCCCTCGAACTTTTCTGGGGGTATACCACTGGAAGGCACGTCTATACGGCTCCTCCGGGCGTCACTCGCACGACCAAGGACGATCCCGACATTTACCGGGAGTCGATCATCCCGCTCTATCATCGACTGCGGCGGGAGTTTGAACTGCACATGCCTGCGCAGTACGTCTCGCAGTTTGAGCGGCTAACTTCTCAGATCCGTCCTGACTGGCGAATTGATGGCGGCATGTATACGCAGGTCGTATGCAACAAGGGGAATGTATGGAGTTACCATCTCGATCAGTCCAATTTCCGTGATTCCTGGTCTTCCATGGGAGTGTTCAGCCGTGGGTGTGTTGGCGGCAACACTATCATCCCTGCTCTGGATATGCGATTTGCCATGCAGGGGCAGCGGTTCCTCATCTTTGAAGGGGCGCGACTCATCCACGGCGTCACACCGCTGACGAAGGTCAAGGCGGATGCCTACCGATATTCATTCGTTTACTATGCGCACGAACAGATGGCGAAGATGGACACGCTGGAGGTGGAGCTGCGGAAGTTTCGCCGGTCGCTCGACAAGCGCTTCGATGCTGATTATCAGGCGACGCGCGATGCCAACGTGCAGAAGTTTCGCCGCAAGATGAGGAAGAGCGGACTATGAATCTATACTCGCATCCCCTGGTTGCCATTCCCTCGCATCGTCGCGCGGCGGGCCTGCTGGAGCACACGCTGGCCTTTCTTCGGCGGATGGGCTTTCCCCTCTCGCGGGTCTTCGTCTTCGTCTCGGACGCGGATGATCTTAAGGACTACAAGGCGGCGATCCCGGATGCCGATGGGCTGCACCTCGTTTTTGCAAAAAAAGCCTCCTCGCTCCGCTCGAAGTTCAACTTCATTCGGCGGTACTTCGCGCGGGGGCAGCGCGTGTTTCTCCTCGAAGACGACGTGATGAGCCTCGTCGAGAAGATGGGCGAGAACTCCGTGCGCGAGTGTGCAGACTTCGAGGCATTTCTTCGCGAGGGCTTCGACCTCATGGAGTCGGTTGGTGCCCGCATCTGGGGGGTTTCCCCGCACGCCAACGCCTTCTACATGACGAACAACAATTCGATCAACTTCAAGTTTATCGTGGCTCAGGCATTTGGATTCGTCGCCGACGACGACGCGCGTCTCGACATCACGCTCGACGGGAAGAGCGACTATGAGCGGACGATTCTCTACTATTTAGCCGACGGGAGGACGCCGCGGCTGAATCGGTTCGGGGTGAAGCCGTTTGCCAGCTACAAGGGCGAGGGTGGACTTCAGGCGGAGTTTGACCATCGGACGCGGGTTTATAAGGAGGAGCAGGCCGTCTCCTATCTCACGAGCCGGTATTCGCTCCTGTGCTACCGCAACGAGGGGAAGAAGAGCGTGATGCCGGAGATCAAGTTTCGTCCGATCAAGGGCAGTCACAAGGCGGTCGTGGCCGCGCAGGCCGCTCGTGACAAGGAACTCGGTTATGGTAAGAACTAATGACGGGGGGATTTCCGGCGCATGGTTCGAGCGCGATGGCGGGATGCTGACCAAGCATTGTGCGAATGCCCGCGAGCAGGTGGGGCAGCTCGTTTCCATGCCATCGTATATGACCGCACCGACGATCGTCCGCGTGGGGAGCGATCGGTATACGATGCGGTTTATTGATGGCAGTTCACTTCTCGAACTCTGCACGAAGCGTCGTCTTGTGGCAACGTATTTCGTGCAGCAACTGCTTACGATCATTGATCAGAATCGTCGTCAGTCGATGCTGGTTGAGATGGAGCACTTTACGCGCAAGGTGAGGTCGATTGCGTTTCAATCGCCGACCCTTCCGCGCCCGCTTCGCGGGACTCTCTGGCTCTCGTGGCAGTCGATTCTTGACATGATGCCCGATGAGATTCTGCTGCCGATGGGGTTTGCGCATGGGGATCTTACGCCCGAGAACATCATCATCGACCAGCGGATGACGCCGCACTTTATTGATGCGATTCCCTCGCCTGTCTCCACCATTCTTCAGGACGTGAGCAAGCTTCGTCAGGAGTTTCTTTATGGATGGTCGTCTGTTCGTCACGGTCTTGATTACGATCGCCGTCACTATCAGGGGATTGTTGACGGGAGATTTCCCACGACGCGGGAACTTCTCACGCTGGACTTCGTTACGATTGCACGGATAGCCCCTTATGCGGGTGCCAATGAGAGGATTTCCGAATGGATTACGCAGCGTCTCTGCCAGATCTTGTCGTGCTATGCGCAGGCACTTCCGACCGCTACGGTGGACGCCCCAAGGCTCTCCTGACCCATCCGTCCGGGTTTATCATGGCTGTGGAATCGGTGCGTGGGCTTTATGGGTATGGTCGTCTTCATGTGGTGGTTCGCCATCTGTCGCATGTGGATGTGGTTCGTCGTGAATTTCTCGCTGGTGGTCTTGGCCTGACCGAGGTCAATGTCGTCGTCGTCGGTGAGACGTCCTCTCCTCTTGAGTCGGCACGGCGATTTGTACGGTTGTCTGGTATTCGCGGTCCTGTGGCCTTCAAGGATTGTGACAATCATTTTCGCATGCGGGTAACTCCTGGTGACTACGCTGCGGTGGTCTACATGCCTGAGCAGGCATCGTTTGTACGGCGTGACAACAAGAGCTACTGCTCATACTCGGGCTTCTCGCGCAAGCCTTCGGACTGGGCGTGTGCCGGTCTTTACTCGTTCTCGGAGGCTCAGGATCTTCTGGAGCTGTCGGGGGAGTGGACGGACTTTTGGCAGGTGATGCCTACGACTGCGGTCCATGACGTGGAGCATTATCTTGATTGGGGAACGCGGGAGGATTGGGTTAGGTTTCGTCGGCGGTATGGGACGGTGTTCGTGGACATCGACGGCGTCCTTGTTCGCAATGGGTCGAGGTCGTTTGCTGACCGGCTTTGGGGTGATACGGCAGTGATTGCCGGGTCGATCAGGAGGGTCAACGCGCTTTACCATTCCGGTCGGTGGCATGTGGTGCTGGTGACTTCGCGTCCCGAGGAGGTGCGGCGGGAGACCGTTTCGCAACTGGCGGAATTGTCGTATCATCGTCTAATGATGGGACTTCCAGCCGCCCATCGCATCCTGATTGGCGACGATGATAGTTTCGGGTCCATGGTCCATGCCGTGCGAATGACGAGGGACGAACCCGACTGGAGACATTTCAACGACATCACCGGAGACTTCCCCGATGACAGATCAACCGAAGAAGAAGATGGGCCAGCCGACGAAGTATCGGAAGGCGATTTGCGATGAGATCGTTGAGTTCATGGCTACGGGGCGTTCGATCTCGGCGTTTGCCGCTGAGAAGAAGCTGTCGCGCGACATTCTCTATCGGTGGTGTGAGCGCTACCCGGAGTTTGCTGATGCGATGGCAGCAGGCAAGGAGGCGTCCCAGCGCTGGTGGGAGGCTTTGGCCATGGCTGTGGCGAGCGGTTCGGCTGCCGGACACAAGACGTATAAGAATGCCAACTCGGGGATGGTGATGTTTATGATGAGTCGTCGCTTCCCCGACTACTACAAGAAGTCCGACGGCGGACCAATCGAAGGCGAGGGCAATGGCACAACGGACGACAACGTCAACGAAGAGGAACTTTCCAACGAGATCGACCGCCTCATCGCGCTCCGCGATCGACTCCGATCGTCTAAAAAGACTGCTGATGCGCGAGATCGCGGACGAGGCAAGAAGTGATCTTCTGGCCTTTATCCAGGTTCTCAATCCCCGCTATCAGGTCAACTGGCATCATGCCGCCATCTGCGATCGTCTGACCCGTCTTGCTTCTGAGGAGGGTCAGCGCCTGATAATTTCGGTGCCCCCTCAGTATGGGAAGAGCGAGATCGTGTCGCGGCATTTTCCTGCGTGGATGCTCGGACGAATCCCCGACGGCAAGATCATCCAGGCGTCGTACTCGGCGGACCTTGCCAACAGCTTTAACCGCGACTGCCAGGGGATCATGGAGTCGGAGGCGTATCGGACGATCTTTCCCCAGACGCAGATCTATCCCTTCTGCAAGGGGATCAAGCGCACGCAGAACGAGGTCCAGACCTCGCGTCGTGGCTACCTCTTTACCGTGGGGGTTGGCGGCGCCACCACGGGTCGGACGGCGAATCCTCTTTTTATCATCGACGATCCAATCAAGGACATGGTCCAGGCCCTCAACGAGAAGCACCGCCAGCGCATCATCGAGTGGTATCACGCGGTCGTCGAGACTCGTCTTTCCCTCGGGGCGAACGTCATCATCATGCACACCCGCTGGCATCAGGGGGATCTTGCCGGATATTTACAGGCCGAGGCTGCCAAGGACCCGACCGCCCCTCAGTATGAGGTGATCAACTTTCCTGCGCTTGCCGAGCCGCACTTTCCCCTCCACGCTGACGATCCTCGTCAGGTGGGGGAGGCTCTGTGGCCTTTATACAAGGGGGATGCTGCTGCTCAGCAGAAGCTTCGCAAGTCGGTGGGGAGCTATATCTATAACGCGCTCTTTCAAGGTCGTCCGCAGTCGGAAGGCGGCAACATGGTGGATGCCGCGTGGTGGCGCTACTATGAGGCGCTGCCGCCGCTGGATGCGTTTGAGGAGATGCTTATCAGCGTTGACTGCGCGTTCAAGGATATCAAGGCGTCGGACTTCGTCGTCGTTTCCGTGTGGGGGAGGATTGGTCGCGCGAAGTATCTCGTCGATCAGATTCGTGGCCGCTACAACGTGCAGAAGACCATGCACTGGATCATGAACACAGCGGATAAATACCCCCGCGCCCACGAGAAGTTGATCGAGGGGAAGGCGAACGGTCCTGCGGTGATTTCCCTCCTCAAGGGGAAGCTCCACGGCCTTCGCGAGATCGACCCGAAGAGCAGCAAGATTTCCCGCGTGGCGGCTGTCTCGCCCATGATCGAGGACGGCGAGGTATGGCTTCCCGACCCGAAGATTGCGACCTTCGACGTTCGCGACTTCGTTGCCGAGTGGTCGGCTTTCCCGATGGGTGTCAACGACGACCAGGTCGATGCCGGCACACAAGCTCTGGACAGATTGTCGCGGGGCGAGAATAATTACCTACGAAAACTTGTTGGGAGAACCTGAACATGCCGCGAGTCAAGTCCTATGGCGACAAACACGGCCATACCGCTGTCACCCGAACCGTTCCACGCATCGCCTCCCGCAGCGACAACTGGGAGAACGCCTTTACGGGACTTAATGTCATCGGCAAGGATAAGCGAACAGCCTCAACGCCTACCGCCCTCATCCTTACGGAGCATCAGGCGGAAGCGCTTTATGCGGCGGACCCTCACGCGGCGAAGATCGTCGATCTCCTCCCCGAGGACATGACGCGCGAGGGGTTCGACCTTGTTTCCTCCGAGCTGGAGGACGAGGAGATCAAGACGATCGAGCACCACATCACCGACAAGCTTCATTGGGCCGAGCGTTTCACGCAGGCACTTTCCTGGGCTGACCTCTACGGCGGTTCCGCCATTCTTCTCGGGATCGACGACGGCAGCTCTGATCTTTCGAGGCCGCTCAACGAGGAGTCGATCATCGCGTTTGACTTCATGACGGTTCTCACCCGCTACGAGCTTCAGATGGAACGTGTGCAGGATGATCCCTCACAGGCCAACTATGGAATGCCGGTGCTCTATAAGATTGTTCGCCGTATTTCCTCGCCGAACTCGCCCGCCCTTGTTCCTCACGAGCGCTTCGTACATGCTTCGCGGCTGATTCGTTTCGATGGTGCACACCTGCCGCGCGGTGAATTCATTCGCAACGGCTACTGGTCGGATTCGGTTCTTTCCCGCCTCTTCCGGCCTCTTCAGAACTTCGCGACGACGCATGACAGCGTTGCTTCGCTCATGCAGGATTTTTCCCAGGCAGTCTTCAAGATTAAGAACCTTGCCGACATTCTCTCGGCGCAGGATGGCAAGCAGCTTATCAGCGAGCGGATCAACATGGTGGAGCTTTCCCGCTCTCTTATCAATGCCGTGATCATTGCTGAGGATGAGGAGTTTGAGAGGAAGACGACGAGTCTTGCCGGTGTCGAGGATGTTCTTCGGAAGATGGAGGAGCGGCTTGTTTCCGGGACGCAGTACCCTCACACAATCCTATTGGGCGAAGCTCCTGGCGGTGGCATTGGCGACAAGGGCAAGAGCGAGCATCGGGACTATTATGATTTCGTTCGTCGCAAGCAGATGTCGCGTCTGATGCCAGGGCTGAAGCGATTTATGCGCTTCGTGATGCTTGCTAAGAATGGTCCCACGAAGGGAAGGATACCTGAGAACTGGTCACTTAAGTTTCGCCCGCTGTGGCAGCAGACCTTGACGGAGACACTGGAGCAGCGGCTTAACCAGGCGAAGATTGATACAATCTATATTAACGACGGGGTTCTTTCCCCTGACGAGGTTGCCGTCTCGCGCTTCGAGTCGGGCGAATATAGCCACGATCAACGGCTCTACTTTGATCGTAACGAGGAGGAGCCTCTTCCGACGATGGAGGAACAGCTTGCGATGGAAGCTGCTGCCAAGGCCAATCCGAAGGCTGATGATCCGAAGGATGGTTTGAAGCCGAAGACGAAGGAAGAGGACATGGTGAAGACGAAGACGACGCCTTCCGGTGTGAAGAAGCGCAGCAGTCGTTCCTAAGACTAAAAGGAAAGCCGGGCCAACCCACGGGAAGCCCGGCCCTCGCCTACAGTTTTACGGAATCAGTGATCCCTTAACTTTATCAGAACGAGCGTGCATCATGCCACAACTTCGCCAAGGCCCACTGAAGAGTGCCGTCGGTCGCCCCCGGAGGATGCCCGTTTCCCTTCATCCGAGGATGCTGGAGAGGCAGTATGATCGACTTGTCACCCGGCTTGCGTTTGAGATGCTTGATATCGTCCGTGCGGACATCATTCCTCAGCTTGCGGAGCTTCGGTCTGTCTTTCGTCGTGAGTTCGGCAACAGTCGGTTTGATGATTTTGGTGACGATCTTCGTCGTCTTCTGGACCGCTTCAAGGCGCGGTGGACGGAGGCTGTTTCGCGTCGTCGTGAGGAGATCGAGGAGATTGGTATTGATGTCAATGCGTGGGGTCGCCGCCAGACGGCAAAGATCCTCGAGCGCTCCCTCGGCAGTCAGCTCCTCGCGTCGGAGGCGGACCTCGACCGGCAGGTGAAGCTTTGGATTGCCGACAACGTCTCCAAGATCCAGGCCATTGGCGATCTTGAGGCGACACGCATCCAGGATTTGATTGTGGATTCGCTTCGTCAGGACCGCCCTGTTGAGGCGATTGCCGAGGGTTTGCGGGATCTCTGGCGCAACCAGACGGATCGTCGTCAGTCGTGGGTTCGCGGGGTTTCCCCGACGGTTCGCGCCCGCCTTGTGGCAATCGACCAGATCGGCAAGCTTCATAGCCAGTTGACGAAGTACCGGCAGGAGTCGATGGGGGTTCGTTTCTATCGGTGGCGGACGATGCTCGACAACAAGGTTCGCCATAGCCACAAGGCTCTGGAGGGGCAGGTATTTGCGTGGAGGCCGGAGGACGGTCCTCAGCCGCCCGAGGGGCATCCTGGGATGCCACCCAACTGCCGCTGTTCGGCAGAGCCGATCCTTTCCGATGCGATTCCTGACGTCGAGGAGTGAGGTAGGCAAGGATTCGATATTTCCCGGCCCATCTGACCTGTGATAATGTTTCCCTAATTCAAGGAGTATTGCGTTGAAGATCGAGCGCTTTGACAACGGCTCCACCGGCCAGGTGGAGCGTCTGCCGAACGGATTCCTTCGGTTGCCGATTACGGCCACGCGGTTTGGAATCTTCGTCTACAAGGACGGCCTTGGCGGTGAGTGGCGCGAGCTGCGACCGGAGGAGGAGGTGTTTGCCGCCGACTCGATGGGCAGCCTTCGCGGGGTTCCTCTGACCAATGAGCATCCGGTTCACATGGTCGATATTTCCAACGCGCAGGAGCTGATGGTTGGCTACACGTCCGACTCGGTCAACCGGGACGGCAAGCACATCAAGACGTTTGGAACGCTGACGCACAAGCCTACGATCGACCAGGTGGAGACGGGGTCGAAGGTGGAGGTTTCCTGTGGCTATGACTGCGAGCTTGAATTCACTCCAGGAAGCTACAAGGGCCAGCGTTACGACGCCATCCAGAGAAATATACGCTACAATCATATTGCCATAGTAAAGAAGGGTCGCGCCGGTCCTGAAGCCCGCCTTCACCTGGATTCGGCAGGTGGCGCAACCGAGCGCGTCATGCGCCTTGATTCGGTGATTGATTTTGACGAGGACGCTTCAAACCCGGAAGCGGGCGAACATACCAACGATAATGGAGACAACATGAAGATTTTGGTCATCAACGGCGTTGAACACAAGCTTGACGAAGCTGCCTATGATGCCGTCGTTGCCCGCTTCAAGGCGGACAGCGATGCGATCGAAGCGGCGAAGTCGGAAGCGGCCACTGTGAAGGCCGAGGTTTCCACTCTGACGGCGAAGTGTGATTCACTCACCGACGAGCTGAAGACCGCCAAGGAAAGCCGCATGGATGCCGACACGATCAACCAGAAGGTCGAGGCACGGATGAAGCTTGTCCGCTTCGCTGAGAAGCACCTGAAGGCTGATGCCGTGACTGGTTCCGACATGGACATCATCGAGAAGCTGATTCAGAAGAAGAATCCAGACTTCAAAAAAGACGGCAAGGACGAAGCCTACATGCTGGCCCGCCTCGATCACATGATGGAGACGGAGAAAGACGCCCCCGGTGGTGCCTACCAGCAGGCTCGTGGCGACAGTGCCGATCGCGTCAACGGCTCAAGCGGCAAGGAGTCGTCTGCCGACATCCGCGCGAGAAAGCAGCGCGAGGATGCCGACGCCTGGAAGACGCCACTCAAGTATGCGTCGAAGTAAGTGCAATGAATTACCCGCGAGGGTGATTTCTCAATCATGTATCCAAGGAGGTTTTCTCTAATGTCTCAGACCACACACAACATGAATCCGAAAGTCGCTCGCGCGGGAATGCTGGCTTTCCCCCTCCGTGAATCCAAGGTGGATACCCATGCCGCCGAGGGAACGGTGAAGTTTGGCTATGCGGTGGTTACTGGTACTGCTGCCGGTCAGGCGAAGACCGCTTCTGCTGACACCGATACGTTTCTCGGCTTCGCTCTTGAGAGCAAGGCGCGTGTCGTGGACAGCACCACCAGCGATCCTCACTACAACGAAGACGACGCTCTGAACGTCTGTTCGTTTGGTGAAGTTTGGGTTCCCTACAGCGGCACAGCGCCGACTGTTGGCGCGACTCTTTACGTGGACGTTCTTGTCACTGCTGGCAAGGTCACAGCCACATCCACTGACAACCTTGCAGCGCCTTTGAAGTGCAAGAAGGTCGATACCGAGAGCACTCTCGTTCTCGTGGCGATCACCGAGCCCGTCTAAGTCGTCGTCCTTTGTCATTTGATTAACCTTGATTCATTCATTCTGGAGGCTCAATTAGAATGCGTTATGCACACCTTGACGATGCCGAGTCGATCTTCTTTGACCAGGCGCTTGAGAACGTGAAGAGCAAGACTTACGACATCAAGTTTCCCGAGCTGCGTCATCGCCAGCTTATTCCCACAAGCTTCGACGGCCATCCTGCGGATGAGTACGTTTCCTACTACCAGCTCGATCAGGTTGGTATGGCTAAGATCGTGGCGGACTTCGCCAACGACTTCCCAGCCATCAGCGTGCTCGGCAAGAAGTTTCGTTCTGAGATCCAGTCGATCGGTGCTTCCTATGGCTATAGCGTCCAGGAGATCCGCGCGGCATCCAAGACGGGCAAGCCTCTTTCCACCATGCTGTCGAACGCTGCGAAGCGTGCAATGATGCAGAAGGAACGCGACCTTGCCTTCTGGGGTGACAGCCTATATGGTGTTCCCGGCTGGTTTAACAATGCGTCGATTCCCGACGTTACGATGACCAACGGTGACTGGGCCAACGTCGCGACGACGCCGGACCATATCATTTCCGACCTTAACCAGTTGGCGAATGCTCCCATCACCAACAGCAAGACCACCCTCACGCCGGACACGATGCTTTTGCCAGTGCCCTACCTCACGCAGATCGCCTCGACTCCTCGCAGCGCGAACAGCGACACGACCATTCTCGATTTCTTCCTGAAGGCGAACCCCTTCATCAAGAGCGTTGACTGGTTGGCTGAGCTGACTCCTGCGAACTCTGGCGGCAACTTTGCCCGCTCGCATGCGTTCGTCTATAACCGCAACCCTGAATATATGTGGTTGGAGGTTCCGCAGGACTTTGAGCAGTTTGAAGCTCAGCTTCAGGGCCTCAAGTACGTGGTGCCTGTGCATCAACGCTGCGGCGGCACGATCATCCCTTATCCTTTGGCTCAGGCGAAGTCGGACGATCTCGACGCCTGATGTTTTGTATGGATCATCACCAGGATACGCACACCATTCTTTCGAGGGAGGACTTCAGCCATGATGGTCAATTACCGTCGCAGCAATATTCTCACGGTTACGAACAAGGCGGGGGATACGTTTCTCTTCGTCCCAGGCAACAACGAGATCACGACCGCACTATGGAAGTCGTTTCTCGAACTTCCCACCTTCAAGCGTCGTCTTGATGAGGGGCTTTTTCGTACTGTGTCCGGCGACGACAAGCCGTCGGTCGTCGTTCTTCAGGAGCTTTCTCCGTCTGAAGCCAAGGAGCTCGTCAACGAGACGTTTGATCCGAAGATGCTCCGCGAGTTTAAGAAGAGTGAGACGCGCCCTGGCGTCCTTAAGGTGATCGAGGCTCGCCTGAGGGAAGCCGAGGAGCGTCTTTCGCGCAAGGATCAGAAGGACCCGAAGGACTCCAAGTAACAGCAATCGACTTGATTTGAGGTGAGATATGTCCACGCCATCACTCGTTCAGAGCATCGCAACGGAGTTCAAGGGACGGGCCTCTGAGGAGGTTCAGGTCTTTCTTGATATCGCCATGACCATGGTGGATTCGACCGTTTGGGGTGACAAGTACGATTACGGTGTGGCTTATCTCGCCGCTCACCTTATGACGATGACCGAGCGAAAGGGCGTCGGCGGTGCCGTCATCAAGGAACACGTTGGCGAGATTACAGTTCAGTACAGTCAGCCTAACACGGACGCCGTGAAGTCGCTTTACCTTGCGACGAGCTACGGTCAGATCTATCTGTCGCTTCGCAGTCAGCTTGTGCTGACTCCGCTTGCGCGTTCGTAGGCGGGGTGAATTTCCATGGCCCGTCTTCCCACAATCACGGAACTCACGGCCAGGCTGAGCGCTCGCGGTGGACGCCTCAGCTATGAAACGACCGTCACCGCAGGCCCCGGCTACGACGCCACGCGCAACCTTGTGGCGACTCTTGCGAAGGGGCTTTCCGCTCTTTCCGTCGGGATTCATGATGATGCCGGCATCCACCACGAAGCCTCGAAGGACGGCAAGGTCAAGACGGTGGCCGAGGTTGCTTTCTGGAATGAGTTCGGAACGGACGACGGACACATTCCAGAGCGCAGCTTTATGCGGTCCACGATGGACCGGAATATGTTTCGCTATCAGGGCATGCTGAAGAAGTATGCGATTCGCATTTACGAGGGTCGAATGACCATCGACGAATCTCTCGACCAGCTTGGCAGGATCATTGCTGCCGATATGAGGAAGGCTGTTCGTGACTTTCACGATCCTCGCAATGCTGATTCCACGATCAAGGCGAAGGGTTTCGATGATCCTCTGATTGAGACGCGACAGCTCATGCGCTCAATCACTCACAAACGCACGGAGGACTGACGTATGGGCATACAGTCATTGCTTCAGAAGTTTTCCGGTCGATCGTCTCCCCTTATCATCCATCGTTATAAGCGTGGCTCTCACGTCGGCGGCGTATTTCAGGCTGAGATTGATCGCATCTTCGAGGTCTGGGGTTCGGTGATGCCTATTCAATTTGATACCGACCTTCCCGATGTCATCACAAGTCCTGGCAACCATGTTCGCGCCACCGATATGCTCAAGATCTTCACGCCCGAGCGTCTTTTACCGGACGATCCGCTCACCAGTCAGAAGGCTGACCGGATTGATGTCGATGGAATCATGTACGAGGTGAGGGCGTCGGCTCTTTACCTCCATACGTCTCTTGGTCATTACGAGAGCATCTGCGTGAGGGCGTCCGATCAATGAACGAAGTCATCGCTCACTATAACAATGTTCGCGCGTTTCTCTTTCAGTGGCTGACCTCCGCTCTGCCTGGCTATCCTGTGATTATGGATAATCAGCATGATCCAAGGCCGCAGGAGCCTCACGTCTCGTTCAATTACCTGACGGGGTTTCGCAAGGTTGGAACGCACGACGAACGGATTCAGATCAACAATGTCGTCTATCTGTCGTGTGTGCGTGAGTTTACCGTGACGATTCGTGCCATTGGGCATCCGATCAACGGTTCGTATCCTTTGGTCAATCCTGCCGAGATGCTTGACGCCGTTCAGTCGAGTCTTGATCTTGATGCCAATGTCGCCCTGTTTCGCGCGGCTGGTGTGTCTGTCGTCGATAGCCTTGGCGTTATCAATACGACGGCACTTGAGGAGAATGCGTTTCGTCCGTCTGCGGTTCTCGATGTGATTATGCGCACGCGCTATCTGATCGAGCAGTCGGACGCCACGTTTATAGATACGGTAATCATCTCCGGGACGGTTGAGAATCCTGGCGGAGACGATATCGAGTATGGACCTTCCACGGTTTCTGTCGCCCCTTAATTATCCATTGGAGGCTTTATGTCCGGGCTTAGTGACATCGTATCCATCACCATCTCACGCGAGACGAAGGTCCCATCCCGCCAGGGTTTTGGTTATGCCAACTTCGTGTCGTCCTCGACCACGTTTACTGGCGGCAGTCGCATCCGCTCGTATACTTCCCTTGCGGAGGTGTCGGCTGATACCGATGTTGATGCAACGGCAGTTGCATTTGCCACGAGCTACTTCGCGCAGAATCCACGTCCGAGGAAGCTCTACATCACTGAATGCGACCTCGTGACAGTTCCTGAGACTTTCGTCGAGGCGCTTCAGGCTGCACAACTGATCGACGACGACTGGTATGGTGTTGCAATCGAAAGCCGCGACTCCGCTATCGTCGCTGCCGTGGCGGCATGGGTTGAGACGCAGACGAAGCTCTTTGCAACGGCGTCGGACGCTGCCAATATTCTGACAGCGACGACGACAAGCAATATTGCCTACACGCTCAAGAATGCCGGCTATGATCGCTCGCTGGTCATTTACCATTCGGACGCCGCCACTGACTGGCCGGAAGCCGCGCTTCTTGGCCTTCAGTTTGCCAAGACGCCTGGAAGTTCGACCTACGTTTACAAGACGCTGGCTGGCATCTCTGCCGATTCTCTTACCTCTGCTCAGAAGGGTTATGCGCATAGCTACAATGCGTTTACCTATACGACCCGCGCTGGCATCAACATGACCGAAGGCGGCAAGGTTGCAAGCGGCGAATGGGTTGACGTCATTGTCGGGATCGACGACCTGACGATTGACATGGAGACGAAGGTTTTCGGCAAGCTCGCCAATGCCGAGAAGATTCCTTACACGATGCAGGGGGTTTTGGTTATCGTTGGCGCGATCAACGAAAGCCTGACGCGCTCGGTCAACAACAGCGTGCTCGCTGCTGATCCTGCTCCGTTCGTCACCTATCCCGAGATTGCGGATATTTCCGATGCCGACAAGGGCAATCGTATTCTTCCCGACGTGGAGTTTGAGGCTGTGCTGGCCGGTGCCATTCACAAGGCGACAATCAGCGGTCGCGTGGTTCTTTAATTTCATAACTGAGACGAGGAGATATCAATCACATGACGACTGCAACGTATGATCCCCGTAACGTGACCATTATCATCGGCGGCATAATTGCCAGCGGGTTTGCCGATGGCACCTTCATTCAGGTGGAGCGCAACAATCCAAGCTTCTCGGTTGTTTCCGGTGCGAGCGGTGAGACGTCCCGCATCAAGAGCAACGACAAGTCCGGCAAGCTCACCCTGACGCTTATGGCGACATCGACTTTGAACGATATTCTTACCGGCTTCATGAAGGCCGACGAGATAAGCAACAGCGGCAAGTTTCCCATTACGATCTATGAGATCACCGGCTCCACCGTAGTCTCTGCTCTTGAGGCGTGGGTTTCCAAGCCTCCTCGTGTCGAGTACGGCAAGGAGAGCGGCACCCGCGAGTGGGAGCTTGAGGCTGGAACGCTTGAGATGTTTGTCGGTGGCATTCAACCGACGGTCTGATTTTTCTCTTTTCTCCATGGCCTGGCAGGAGCATGATTCCTGTCAGGCATTATTTTAATACCGCTACCATCATCATCACTGCGAGAGGGATTTCGTATGCGACAGGCCACCACCGTACAGATTGACGACAGAACGTACACCATTGGTCACTGGGCACCGGACCATGCAACCGAGGTTCTGGCGTGGCTGACGGCCACGTTTGCTCCGATCATGTCTCAGCTTTTCTCTGAGGCGACGGCGGACGTTGAGGACGACAAGCAGCTCATTGCCCGCGTGCTTGAGAAGGGAGCACCGCAGCTTCCGAAGCTTCTTGAACCCAGAAAATACTCCGAGATGGTCCGCTCGATGACGAAGGATCTTCTCGTCGATGGGGCTCCGTGCAACTACAACTTTCACTTCCAGGGTCGAATCTTTCACCTTCACAAGGTCATCATTGCAATCCTGAAGCATCAATACTCTGATTTTTTCGACGGAGCCCAAGGTCTGCTCGGCGTATAGGTCCGGCACCGGAATATGCACCGTATGATCCTGGGCAGAGCAATGTGAATTGGCTTATTTGGCGAGTGGTACTGGCTCAGGTCGCCACCTACTCGGAGATCATGGAGAAGTGGAATCTCTGTGATTTGCATGATGCGAATGAAGCCCTCGACATCAAGGATGAGGCCGAGGCGTACAACGTCCACATGAGCCGCATGCAACACGCCAAGCTTAAGAAGTAACCCTTTCAACTCTCGGAGCTTTCCTTATGGCCCGTACTATCATTCGCGACATGGTTACACGATGGAAGTATGTTTCTGATACGAAGGGCCTTCAGGAAGCCGAGAACAAGCTTAATCGCGTCGGCCAGAGAATGCGCGATACGATTGGCAACAGCCGCTATGGAAAGCACCTCGACCGAATGAACAACAGCCTTGGGGCGTTCGGTCGATCGTTTACCGGGTGGCAGATTGCAGCGGGCGTTGCTCTCTATCAGATGGCCAGCGGCATCGGCCAGGTCCTTGAGCAGTCCACGCGGGCGACGATTGCTTTCGAGCAGCACCAGGTTGCCTTGACGACGATGCTCAAGGATGCCGGCGCTGCCAACCAGCTCCTTAACGACATGAGACAGATGGCGAAGGAGACGCCGTTTCAGTTCTCTGACCTTGTCGAAGGCGGCAAGCGTCTTCTTGCTTTCGGTGTCGGTCTGAACGATCTTCTCCCCACCATGCAGCACCTCGGGGATCTTGCCGCTGCCGTTGGGATGGACCGCCTGCCGAACATCATCCATGCGTTTGGTCGTATCAAGACCAAGGGCAAGGCGACGATGGAAGAACTCAACATCATGCTTGAGAACGGCGTCCCTATTCTTGAGGCTTTGACGGAGGAGACGGGTCTGATGGGGGATGCCCTTTTCAAGGGGATCACCAACGGCCTAATCAGCTTCGAGAAGGTTGACAATGCCATCAAGAAGATGACGACAGGCGAGGGGCGATTTGCCGGGATGATGATCGAGCAGTCGAAGACGCTCGGCGGTCTTCTCAACCAGATTTCCGATTACCTGGAGGATATTGGTCGTGGCATTGGCCAGTCCGCTCTGCCTCAGTTGAAGGAGCTTTCCCGCACGGTCATCTCCCTTCTTAGTGACAACTCGAACTTTCTCAGTACGGTTGGCGGTGATGTCCTCACGTTCTTTGCCAATGCTGCTCAAGGTGCCACACGCATCCTCAAGGGCATGATGCCAGCCATCCAGGGCGTAGTCGAAGCACTCGGCGGCGTTGGAAATCTCATGCGTACCCTGGCCATCCTCATCCAGCCGCTTCGCCTCTTTATGATGGCCGACGCCATTCTCCGCATCGGCACGGCCTTTAGCGCCATGGATGACAAGGGTCGAGCGTCGATCCGTGTGTTCAAGGTACTTGTTGGCCTTGTCAGGATATTTGCCCTGTTCATGCAGCTTCTCATCGGCCTGCCTTACTATGTGCTTGAGGACTTTGCCAGCTACCTTGAGGGCAAGGACAGCGTCTTTGGAATGCTTGAACGTCGCTTCAAGGAATCTGTTGGTGTCATCAGTGGACTTATCAAGGATCTCGATAGTGATCTCACGGACTTTCTCAACAAGTGGACCGAACGTCTGACCTTCGGCATTGCAAGAAATCAATACGCTTCCATCAAGCAGATTGAGGAGGGTGGCGCTTATGCCAAGCAGATGGCGTCCACTCCTGGGCACTTCAAGGGGAAGATGGAGGCATCGGACTACTACGAGTTTATCAAGCGCATGATGAATCTTCAGGCTCTCAATTATTCAGAGCGGATCTATCCTATTCCTGCAAGTTCTGCCTCTCCACCTATCACGCCTGTCTTTAACATCACGAACAACAACTCGATTTCCGGTGCCGGCTCACCTGACGAGATCGGCAAGTCGGTTGGTCAGTTCACCTATGATGCCGCGCAATCCTTTATTGACTTTATGAAGCAGAACCCACGTAAGACGGAGCACTGAAGCCATGGCCGTATCGAATCTTGCGTCGTTTCTTTTTGGTCGCACGCCATCGAAGACGAAGTTCGGGGAGTTTCTTGTCGTCGATGTCACGTCGATGATTACAACAACCTATCAGGCCACTGTCACCAGTAACCCCGTGCAGCGTGGCGCTGTAATAAATGATCACGTCAAGCTCGAACCTCTCATCGTGAAGATGGACTGCTTTATCTCGGATGCTCCGATAGGCACCGACACGACCCTGGCGGAAAGTCTTGCAGGCGGCGTGGCCGGAAGTCTTGCCGCTGTCGTCGGCCAGAACTCCAAGGTCGGTGGACTTGCCATGCTCGGGACCGGGATCTTTGCCACTGCCGGGTCGAAGCTCGGCAACTATATGGCAGCCGACGCCACCGATCGCGGCAGCAATTCCACATGGCCGCAGATGGCTTTCGACATTCTTCGTCGTCGCTTCGAGAGTCAAGCTCCGTTCACGCTCTACACGTATTTCTACCCGAAGGACGACGACCGCAATATCTATCAGAACATGGTCATGACATCGCTTGAGATCACTCATTCGCCGAACGATGGCGGTGGTCTTCGATTTTCCGTCACGGCTCAGAAGATTCGCGTTGTCACGCTTCTCGATGAGGTTTTGGTCGATCCTTCAACCATCAAGGGACTTCAGGCAGCGAACAGTGCCGCGACAAAGCGCGACCTCGGCAAGCAGGGAACCAAGGCTGCATCGGACAAGGCCGCTCGTGACGCCAGCTCAGCGAAGGGCATCCTTGATGATATTTACGATACGTCCCAGGACGTAACGAGAAACCTTAACGGACTGGGGCTATAACCATGGCTGTCATCGAGATCCCCGTTACGAATCAATATCCAGCCTATTCGTTTCAGGTCGAGCTTGAGGGTGTCCTCTACCTTCTCGACTTCCACTACAACTCGCGGATGGAACGCTGGATCATGAGCATTTACTCCGAGTCGAATGATCCCGTCCTTATGGGCATTCCCCTGCTTACCGGCTGGTCCCATATCGGTTCGTTTCAGACTTCGCTCAAGCCTCCTGGTGAATTTCTCTGCATCGACGAGGGCAGTCTCGGTCGCAATCCCGACCGCGAGAACTTCGGCGTCGATGTGAAGCTTGTTTACGTCGAGTCGGAGGAGTAAGCCCATGGCTGGCAATCCACGCTTTCTCTATCGCGAGGTCTGGGTTCGGATCATCAATCTGAAGACCGGGCGCGAGATCAATGTCGATCAGCTCCTTCGCATCAACTTCGACGTGCAGCTTTCCGTGGACTCCAACTGCAACGACGGTACGCTTGAGATCTATAACTTCAACGAGCAGTTTCGTCGTCACTGTGAGGTTCCTCCCGAGAAGAAGGAGAAGGACACCTTCTACCATCTCTACGTCGAGCTTTCCGCTGGCTATCAGGACATTCCTCCGAAGATAATATTTGCCGGCTACGCTTCCGGCATCAGCGAATACAAGTCGCCCGATTGGGTCACGCGACTGACTCTGGTCGATGGCAAGAAGGAGATGAACACGTCGTTTACCAATCGCACCTATCGCAAGGGCACTCCTGTCCAGACCATCATCAATGACACCGTGAAGTCGTTCGGGTGTGCGCGAGGCTATGTTTCCCCTGACATCACGAGCGACGTTGTGAAGCATGCGCTTACCTTTTCCGACTCGAACAAGGACATCATGGATCGCTATGGTGAGCAGTATGATTTCGAGTGGTCGATTCAGAAGGGAGCGATCCAGGTCGTCAAGTCCAGCGAGGCCCTGCCGACACTGGCCATTGCCCTTTCGCCGTCGAACGGACTTCTCTCTCTTCCTCAGCGTTCGGAGGTCGGGATTGCATTTGAATCCCTCCTTGTGCCATCGCTTCAGGTGGGCGGCATTGTCGTCATCGAGGACAATGATACGTGGACGGGAGCATGCAAGATTCGGACGGTGCGATTTACCGGGGATAGTGAAGAGGGTCAATTCAAGGCTTACGTGGAGGCTGTGATAGCAAAATGAGTTACCGCGACGAATCCTACCGACCGACTCTTCCTCAGCTTATTCAGGAGGCGCTTGAAGAGCGCCTGATGTACGTCAACACTATCATGCCTGCCAAGGTCGTTGAGATAGATGAAACTACTGGCCTCCTCACTGTGGAACCATCTTTTAAGCGCAAGTATCGGCATCAGACCGATGCCATTTCGTTACCCCTTATCGCGGGCGTCCCACTCGCTGACATGCGGGCGAACGATGCGATCATTTCCATGCCGATTGCCGTTGGAGATCACGTTACCCTCTGGTTTAGTCAACGATCCCTGGAGAACTGGAAGGCTGACGGTAGAACAGCCGTACCCGGTACTCGCAATATCCACCACATTTCAGACGCTATTGCTTATCCAGGAACTTATCCCATCAATAAAAACATCAAGACCGACCGCAGCCTCCTCACGATCAAGTTTGGTGCTTCCCAGGTCAAGCTTGCGAAGGATGCGAGTGTCGAGGTTTCCTGCAAGTCGGGCAAGTTCCGCATCACCTCCGATGGGAAGATTTACGCTGGCAACGGCACGGTTGAATTGCTCGACCTCTTTGCCCAGACGCTGGCGGCGATCAAGCTGATTCAGGTCCCGACCGCTCTCGGACCATCCGGCGTTCCTGCGAACGTGGCGACATTTACCCAGATTGAGCAGAAGCTTGGGAGCATCAAGTCATGAGTCTTTCCGCTTCCGGCGACTGGCAATCCGATTGGGCCACCGAGGTTGAGCGCACAATGGACGACACATGGAAGGCGGACCTTGCGACGTTTATCGACGATCATGTCGGCTCTCTTGTCTGCAATGGTGTCAAGGATGAGGATGGCACCGACGCCGGCACGTTCACCTGGGCGAAGTCAGTCTTTGAAGCTGCTCTTTCCACCGGGACGAAGGAGAATCTTGCCGCTGCCTGGGAGTCCGCTGCTCTTGGCTCCTCGATGGCGATCCCGGCTCTTTCCTACATTGGATCTCTGACTCCCACAAGTCAATGGTCCGTCGTCGCGTCTGTCGTCGTCGATCCTGCGTCGGTGGCGGCAGGGAAGGCGAAGATCCTTTCTGATCTTGCAACGATCCAGAACGTATCGCTTGCCAATCAGAGCACCTTCCCTGTTACCCTGCGGGCGGCGTTTCTTCTTCTTACGGTCACGATCACCGGCACCGACAATAACACAGGTTCCAACGCACCGCTCACCGATGCGGGAAGGGGTTTGAAGTGAATCTATATATTAACGATGATGGCGACATTGAACTCGACACGACGACGAACAATCTTCGTATGGTTTCCGGTGATGATGAGATTCTTCAGATTGTCCTGCGAAACCTGGAGACGTTTCTCGGTGAATGGTTCCTTGACTCAACGCTCGGCGTGCCGTGGTTTCAGTCGATCCTTATCAAGAATCCCAGTATCGAGACGATTGACGCTGCTGTTATTGATGTCATTGGCCGGTCTAAGGGGGTTCTTTCCATCCAGCGCTATGAGAGCGAGCTCGATACCGCCACCCGCGAGCTATCTATCTCTTTCTCGATCCAGACGGTATCTGGCATTATAGACTTTTCCAAGGATATCAAGCTTGGCTAACCCAGGAGGTTATTGACGATGAGTTATGGCGTCACAGCGGAAGGCTTTGTCCTCAAGCGTCTTGCCGACTGCAAGACGGAGATCGAGAACGACCTCAAGTCGATTTTCGGTGCCTCCATTGACCTGGCCGCTAACGGTCCATTCGGTCAGTTTGCCGGTATTATGGCCGAGCGTGAATCGCTGCTCTGGGAGCTTTTCGAGCAGGTCTACAACTCCGGCTATCCCGATACCGCCGAGGGAGCCCAGCTTGAGCAGGTGGTTCGTTTCAATGCCCTGGTCAAGGACACCGGCTCGTTCAGCACGGTGGCAATCAAGGTTTACGGTGACATCGGAACGATCGTCACGCAGGGCTCCATTATATCCGTGTCCGGCAATCCCCTCGCCCGCTTTCTCGTGGATGAGGATCTGACCATTGGTGCCGGCACGGACGAGGTGCAGAATCTGGCTTTCTCCCTGGTTCCTGATGCCGGCTCCTTCACTCTTATTTATGATGGCGAGACGACCGGAGCGATTGCCTACAATGCCACTGCCGCAGCGATCAAGGCCGCTCTTGAGGCTCTTGCGAATGTTTCCTCTGTCACTGTCACGGGTGACTTCACGTCGGGATTTGTCGTTACCTTCACTGGTGTCGATGGTGAGCAGGATCGCGAGCTTTTGGAGGTTGGCTCCAGCACGCTCGTTCAGGGGGTCACGTCTGTTTCGATTACGATTACCGTGACCACAGCGGGCGAGCTTCCCAATGCAGCGGGAACGGCCACCGCCGAATCCCGTGGGGCTACCGTGGCTTTGACCGGGACGCTTAGTATCATGGAGACAAGCATCACCGGCTGGGACTCCGTGGTAAATACCGCCGACGCCACCGTTGGACTTGCACCGGAGACGGACGCCGCCCTGAAGCTTCGTCGTGCGCTCAGCGTTTCTACGTCCGGTGGATCAACCCTTGAGGGTATCGCCACCTACATCCGCAACCGTGTCGAAGGCGTGACGGCATGCGTGGTGTTTGAGAATGACACGATGTCAACCGATGGCGATGGCCGTCCTCCAAAGTCGATCGAAGTCGTCGTCGAAGGTGGAGATGATGCCGACGTTGCCGAGGCGATCTGGCTTTCCGCGAAGGGCGGCATCTATCTTCACGGCTCCGAGACGGTCGTTCATGTTGACGACGAGGGTTTCAATCAGACGATTCGCTTCTCGCGTCCGACTCCGGTTCCCATCCATCTCATCGCTGACATTGATGTCGATAGCACATTTCCTGCTGATGGCGAGACGACCCTTCGTGATCTTATTCTTGACTATGGAGCAAGCCTTGAATCCGGCGATGATGTGATTGTCTATCCGAAGCTTATTTCCGTGTTCAACGACGACAATCTTCCAGGGATACTCGACATCACAATCAAGATCGGCACGGCTGCTCTGCCGACACTCGACGACAACATCACGATTTCCAACTCGGAGCGTTCGTCGTGGGACAGTGCCCGCATCACCATTAACGTCACGGTGGTTTGACCATGGCCGAGATCACTCACGTTACGACTCATCTTTCCGATGCGCTTGACAGGTTGATCGAACGCTATCGGGAGAAGCCGAACTTTACCGCGTTCATGTCGATCTATCCTGAGAAGCTTCAGGAGCTTGAGGATGCCGTTATTGCTTTCGTTAATGCCAAGTGGCTTGATGATGCCGTTGGCGAGCAGCTTGACAAGCTTGGGCTTATCGTCGGTTGTCTTCGTCGTGGCTACGACGACGACCTTTACCGCATCCTTATCAAGGTGCAGATTCTTATCAATTCGAGCGAAGGTCAGGCTCCTGACCTCATCAACATTTTCAAGGATCTCACGCAAGGAACTCTGGTCCGCTACATCAACGAAGGTCACGCTTCGGCATCGCTCATGAGCAATGGAACCAACCCATTTTCCGATAATGATCTCTTCTATGAGCTTATGGAGCGCGTTGCCGCTGGCGGTGTAAGGCTCAACACGCTTGGCCTCTATGCTGACGTTCCATTCGGCTTTGATCCTGCGACTGGTGTTCTTGCTGGCTTCGGCACGGGGAAGTTTCCCACGATGCTCAAGAAGAGTGGCGGCATGTCGCTGATGAGTCTTCCGGCGTCTGGTCTTTCCGGGAAGCTCTCGGGAGAATATGCAGTGGAAGCGCATACCGTGGTCGGCAACTGCGTTGTGGAGGCTGACGCCACGGCGATTTTCCCGATTGGGTCGAGCCTCGACTTCGCCGGGGAATACTCGATTCTTGTCCTTGGTCATCTTCAGCTCGCGGATATTTCCGCTCTGGATCGCATCACTCTTGGATCTGACGACGCAATCCTAACCATACTCTAAGGAGCAGCAACCCATGGCCAAACCATCCGAACATCTTGAGTGGTGCGTAGGCAACCCCGATCCTGGAACGAATGTAATCGAGCCCGACGGGGCAAAGAAGATCGCCGGCTGGGTCCAGGATGAGAGCCCCTACGCCGAACACTTCAACTACCTGTTCAACCTTCAGGATCTTTGGAACAAGTATCTTGAGGAGACGACGGACGACCTTGTTTCGCTGACAGAGGAATCCGTTACGAGCATCACGACAACCCCTGTCACGCTCACCGCCGCCGAAACACGTCACATACTCCTCGTTGATACGAGTGCCGCGAGGACGCTGACACTTCCTGCGGCGGCGGCTGGTCTGCGCTTTACCATCAAGGACAAGACGGGTCAGGCATCGACCAACCCAATCACAATTGCCCGAGCAGGATCGGAAAGCATCGAGGGCCTTGCGGCGAACTATACTCTTGAAGCCGACTGGGGTAGGTGGGAACTCGTTTGCGACGGCACCAACTGGTTCATAATCTGAAAGGAACACCATCACATGAGCAACCGCATCATCAAGCAGTATTCAGCCGACTCAACCTGGACAGCCCCTGGTGGCGTCAATCGTGTTCTCGTTTCCATCTTCGACTCGCGCGAGCTTACGCAGAAGATCCGAGCCGGATTTTCAACGTCGCTTGCTCTTGGGCAGGACGGACAGCTTTGGACCTGGGGTTATAGTGGATCAGGGGAGCTGGGAGACAGCACTGTTGTATCGAAAAGCTCCCCCGTCATCCCATCGAACCCGTGGCCGAAGTTCAAGAGCGTGGCAAACGGAGCCTATCACTACCTCGCAATCGACGAGCAGGGGCGCTGCTGGGCATGGGGTTCCGGCCTTAACGGTCGTCTTGGCAACAATGCGGCCTCCAACCAATCTCTCCCTGTTCAGGTGGCCACCGGGGTTCGTTTCAAGATGGTTGCCGGCGGTCAGGATCACAGCGTTGGAATTGACCAGGACGGCTACCTTTGGGCCTGGGGAGATAATACCGGCTATCAGCTTGGTGACGGGACGAACGTAGCTAAAAGCACGCCTGTTCGCGTTTCCTCGAACCTCAAGTTCAAGTTCGTCGAAGCCGGCAACAGTTTTTCCCTGGCAATCAGCGAAGCCGGCAACGCCTATGCCTGGGGTTCCAATCTGGACGGACAGCTTGGTTTGGGCGACACCACAACGCGCAGCAGTCCGGTTCAGGTGACGACGCCAGCCAAGACGTGGAAGATGCTTTCCGCCACTCTCGCTGGAACGTCGTTCTTCCTTGCTGACGACGGCACTCTCTATGCTTCCGGTGAGAACGGCAGCTTTGAACTGGGAATTCCCGGCAGCCCCAATGTCAGCACTCCCACGCAGGTTTCCGGTCCTGCAACGTGGATGCACATTTCCGCTGCCAGCAACATGGTCCTTGGCCTTGATTCCAACGGTGCGGCTTGGGCCTGGGGCTTGGATCTTGATGGCGAGATGGGAGTCGGCAACGTCACCTACACGGATGTTTCCAGTCCCTCGGCTGTGATTGGTGGTCATACGTTCATTCACTGCAATGCCGGCGACTTTTTCTACGCAGGACTCAAGTCTGATGGGACGATGTGGGTTTGGGGGGATTCACTTGATGGTGCCGTTGGCGTCGGCAGCACAACGATTCAACGCTCGCCCGTGCAGATGGTTGGCAACCAGAGGTTTGACACGATGTTCGACGAGGTCTTTGTTGCTCGCCGGTATATTGATGTCACTCCTGGAACATCGTATGCGATCACGGTTGGAGCTGGTGTCGTGAAGTTTGGCGATGAGATCATCTGTCACAACTCAGGCTATAACATCATGGTGCTGGATTACGTGAAATGAACCCTACCCCATCACACAAGGATACAGCAACCATTCCTGCATGGGAGATCCCGAGCTTTCGGGTCTTCCATGCGCTTCAGCGCGGCACCGACAAGCGCTGGCTCTTCAAGCTTCCCGGTGGACTTGGTGATGTCGTCTGCGCGGAGCCCGTCATTCGTTTTGCCGCCGAGCACTTCCTCGGTGTCTCCATCTCGATCGTCACGCATCTTCCCGAGCTTTTCTCCCATCTCCCCGTCCATATTCATCGTCCCGGCGAAGTGAACGAGCAGGACTATTATGTTCTTGAAACAATCCGCCCGTCGCAGAGTCTCAACTGGGAATTCTACACACACCCTCTTCTTCACTGCGTTGACTATCTTTCTGTATCGACGCTTCGCTGCCAGCTTCCCAATGCGGCGAAGGAGGTTCGGCTTCCTGAGTTTGACGATCTGACGAACCCCATAGTGCGATCCATCGTGAGAAACAGCGACAACTTCGTCGTCGTCCATCCTGGTCGTCACTGGCAGTCGAAGACGTTTCCCGCGTCGTGGTGGAACGCGGTTATCGACTGTCTTCACGATCGGGGATTTGACGTTTGCCTTGTCGGCAAGCACATCGACGAGCGCCTTGGTTATGTTGCTCTTGATCGCTCGGATGTCATCGACCTTCGCGACTCGCTGTCGATCCCGGAGCTGGTATTTCTCCTGAAGGGCTGCCGCTATCTTGTCACGAACGATTCGAGCCCGATCCACATTGCAGCGGCGGGGCAGGCATTTATTGCCTTCGTTGCGAGTTGCAAGCATCCTGACTTTCTGTATCACTGGCGTCAAGGCCAGTACGGGTGGCGAATGCGGGACTTTGGCCGCGATGGACTTTATAATTATATGAGCTGGTCGCCGGTTCAGAAGGATGAGGTTTCCATCGAGTTCTGTACGCCCGAGATGATGGAGCGGATTCTTCCCGAGCCGGATGAGATTGCCTTTCACCTTTCCCAACTTAGGAGTGTTTGATATGCACACCCGCGTCATCGTCGTCGGCAATGAGCCTGTCGAGAAGCTGATTCAATCCCTCGATCAACTGATTGCCACTCGCGAGAGGTCGTTTCGAGCAGGGGAATACTTCGTCAACCTCCGCTATCCTGATGCCAATCCTGAGATGGCTCGCGAGCTGTTGATCACAAAGTGCGAGCGCAATCGCATTCGCTACTGTGAGGCACCTCAAGGCTATGATGATGTCATGGCGTTCAACTGGGTGCTTTCCCATATTCTCGAGTGTCCCGACGACGACCTGGCTGTCTTCTATCCAGGGACGAGCTTTCCCTCTGTTCTTAACTGGGAGCGTGCCGTGACTGATTCCATTCGCGGTGATACGGACACGGTCTGGTCGAGTCTTCTTTCTGATGAAGTGAAGGGCAACCTTAATACTCCAGCCAACCGTGACGAGCGGACGCTTCCCAATGGCCGCAAGGTCTGGCATCCGAAGCAGCCGCAGGCGGTGGCTGTTTCCGCGTTTCACTATGGATGGCTCAAGTCTCAGGGTGGTCTTCCCGCTCGCGGTACAAATCCCAACCAGGGTATCGGCCAGCAGCTTCATGCGAAGCTTGGCAGCAAGAAGCGGTCGTTTCTCCCGGACTTCACCGAGAGCAATATTCTGAGGACATGATGGACGTCACTTCTCTCGTCCGTTCGTGGACGACGCACATTTCCCCGGAGATCCAATCGGTAATTCTCGCGATGTGCGTTCGCGAGAGTTCCCTTGATCCGTGGGCCATCCGCTATGAAAGCCACTACTCCTGGCCGTGGCAGGTCAAGGAGAACGCCCGGGATCTTAATATCTCGTTTGACACCGAGCTTCAGCTTCAGAAGTTTTCCTATGGGCTTCTTCAGGTGATGGGTGGGACCGCACGGTGGCAGGGTTTCAAAGGTCCTCTGATGCAGCTTTGCTGTGACCATCGTGCGGCCTTCGACCATGGCCTGAATTACTTTCTCTATCAGTTTGAGCGTTACGACAAAAACATCGTCAAGGCGCTCTGCGCGTACAACGGTGGAAACGTGAAAATCGTCGATGGAAAATACAAGAATCAGACCTATGCAGACGAGGTTCTGCAGTTTCGCAATCAGTTGAAAAAGCACTGGGAGATGAGCGCATGACACTTGCAGTTATCGGTGGTGGTGGAGGCCGTGGAAGTTTAATTTACCGCGGCGCTGATCCTGACGCTGTGACAGGAGCCCTGGAAGGCGATCTGTTCATTCTCGAAACGAACGGTTTGCTCTATCAGTACGATGGAAGCCAATGGGTTAACACTACGATTCACGTCAAAGGCAGCCGTTGGTATTTCCAGGGCACGCAGCCCGCTGATCTTGTTCCTGGCGACGTAATTTATGATGATGTTGGTTTCGTCCAAATCTATCTCGGCGATGCTGGCTTTGAAGGCATCGGCAGGATCTCTCCTGCGAAGTGGTATTTCGGGGAGGATAGCGCAGAAGTTGCTGTGCCTCTGATCGGCGATATGTTTGTTGTGGTATCGACTGGTGACGTTTATCAGTATGACCCCAACAACGGTTGGGGTGATGTTGACTCCCCTATCTTTAATCTCAAAGGCCCTGCTGGCGCTGATGGCGCAACTGGTCCCGCAGGCGCAACTGGTCCCGCTGGTCCTGGCCTTGCCGCTGGTGGAACCACTGGCCAGATTCTAGCAAAGAAAACAAACACAGACTACGACACTGAATGGATTGATGCACCAACAGGTGGTGGCGGATCTGTGGATCTAGGCGGAATAGAATACGAGATTATCCAGGATTGGATTCAAGCTACAGAGCCTAAACCAATGGGTGAGCCAGTTACATCTGGCGCTACTAATCTTGTAGAATATATTCAAAAAGATGGTGCTCTAGGACTTTATTCATTCTATGGAAGTAGCGCGAGCGCGTATGGCCGATTCACAGAAACACTTGGCAACCAGTTTCAGTATTCATGGCATCTCGATGCTTTAGGTGCCAATACAACTGTTTTTGCAGGCCGCATCATGGCGATAGAATATAGATTTAAATTTTACAACGGCAACCTCCCGGTCGGGAATGATTCATGGTATTTTTTCGGACTTGGCGAGCGCCTTATTCATGACTATGCAGCTCCTTCTTTTCAGACTGGTCTTCATATCAATGGCACACTCCAACCAGCTACTGGTCGTTACTACATTCGTCGTAAAGATGGCGGTATTGTCGGCAATGAATTTACTGATCTTGGACCCGTTGACAGCGGTTGGAAAACGTATCGTCTGGAAGCAGAACATAAAGGATCTGGTGTCATAACATACAGGCACTACTTTCAAGGTGTTCTCGTCCTGACGTACGACGTAACGTCTGCACAGCATGGTTCTGGATATAGATGGCTTAATTGCTACTGGCAGAATTCCGCGACTGCTCCAGCAGGTCTTAGAGGAATCACTCTTGATTATGTCAAACTTTATCTTAAAAGGCCGAGGACTTATTGATGATTCCAGTCAAACTCGCAGAACCAATTCCTTTATTTGTGGCCGTGAGTGACGAGGTTACGACCTATGTTGTGAAGGCACGCATTTTCACACTGAACCCATACACCGAGATTGAGGCTGCGCTGGCTCTTTCTCTTATTGCTGCTAGTCCCGGCTACTATGCGAGCACGGCTGTCGATATGCCTGACAGCCCTATTGTGCATGCGGTGTTTTCCATCTACGAGGCGGACGGCACGACGCTTGTTACGAAGGCTGAGGAGACGTACAGTCTTTCGCGTTCTTCGATCGGTGGAGGCGAGCTTATCGGCATTATTGAGGACGACAACCTTATCGGACAGATAACCTGCACATGAAAGGAGTAGGCACCATGGCTAAGACTCAGGGCGAGATCAGCCTCGTTCGCGGCGAGGATCGGATTGTGAAGTTTGCCATTCGTGACGACGAGGGAAGTCCTGTTGATCTCACCGCCTGCACCGAGATCACGGCGACGTTCAAGACGAAGACGAACACGTTTGCAACGTGCAAGCTTACCGAAGGCGACATTGAGATTACGTCGGCGGCGGCAGGGACGTTTGAACTGACGCTTGATACGACGTTCACCGATGCCCTGGCCGAGGGTCAGCGGCTGGACTTTCAGGTGGATCTTACGATCTCCGGGAAGAAGTACAGTCTCAAGTATAAGCAGGCGCTCAACGTCGATGCGAAGCTCGGCTAGTTTCCTGCGACGAGCCAGCGGACGACGGCTGCTGGCAGTGGCCATGCCTTTACGATACAATAGAGGGTAATCTTGGTGATGATCACCTGCAAGGCTCTGAAAGACAGTCTGAAGAGTCTTTCCCTCGACGAGCGATGGTGAGCGGTGAGCCGGTTGGAGAATTCCAGCCGGCTTTTTTTTATCCTATGCTTCTGCCTCAGCTTCCTCAAGGCGACGAATTTCATCTTCAATATAGAATATTGCCTTCTTCAGGTCCTGGATCTCTGTGTCCTTGCTTTTTCGACCTGCACGGGCAAGGTACTTGATTGCGTTGCCACGTTGAAAGTTTAGCTTCCAATCGTTGATGACGTCGATAACCTCAAATCGGCCCAGATTGTAATGCTTGGGATGCTCAACGTGTTCCATGTCGTCGTCCTTTCTCTCTTTAGGTGGGGGTAAACTTGGGCAACCAACCGAAGCGCTCGGTATGTATTTGAGTTGTCTGAGGAAGATACCACGGCATACCGCACCTATCGCACGCACACTTTGCTCCCTTCACTATTGATGGTCCCTCGAAGTGATCGGAGGTCATCCGATCGCCTTTGTTGAGTTGCTTGACGACTGTGGCGATGAACTGCTTGCAGTGGGGGCAGCATATTCTTGTGCCGACCTCCAGGAATGGTTTCTGGTCTGGTTCGTTACTGTAGACGCGCTGGACGACGCCTTGGGGTTCCGTCATGGTGATGATCCTTGCAGCTTGCGGGCAAAAAAAAATTATTCCCGCTCATGATATCGCGACGGGCGAGGCAGGGAAATGGCAGGTTTTCCGGTTTCCTTAGCGGAACATCTCGATGGCGAGGAGGATCGCGCCCGACACGGTTGCCGTCTGGGCGAAGTCCGCCGACACCGAAGCGGTTCCAAGGATGGCAACGGCGTAGGCGGCGGCCTTTCCGATGCTGTCCCAGACCTTCCGGCGACGGGCGCGTTTACGATCCTGGCTGCTCGATACGGTGTTGACGCTGTTGAACATATGCAGGTATAGGGCATCGCTCATCTTCGGATCTCTCCCTGTCGTTGATAGCCAAATTGTCCCTCAAAGGTGACGTGTTTTTCCACAGGTCTTTTTTGCCCTGTTGATAATACCGCCTGGTCGGATGGCCAATAGGCTGCTGTCACCCTGATACGGGGGGATTTCGCCAGGTCACTGCGTCTGTGGATAAGTCGGCAACCCATCACCCGCCAAGCCCCCGATGCCATTCGCGGACGACGGCTGCTACGATTTTGATCACGGCCAGGACGGCTTCGGTCAGTACCGGGATTGAGATGGCGATAGCGAAGGTCACGACGGCCCGTTTCCGCCGCGGCGGAAGCTTGTTTTCGTCCTTCATAGGCGTTCCCCCTTCGTGTTCCGACTGTATGTCATATTGTACTACACATGAAAAAAGGCCCGCCCGTCGTATTCGGAGAGCGAGCCCGCAAGAGGGAGGGTCAGAATCGGCGTGGCCTTTGAGGCTATGGTATCAGGCTTCCGGTGGGCATTCGCTGCCGCTTCCCTCCGGTGGCTTTGGCTGATCCCACCAGGGCTTGAAGCGTTCGATTTCATCGACGGTGGGCATCGTCCCGGTGAAGAGAATTGCGCGATCGTCGATCGTGAGAAAGGCCGGTGGCTTCTCCGCAGCGATCGACACGCAGCCCGATATGCCCCACTCTTCGAGGGCTTTCGCCACGGCCTCACGCCCTTCGTCGGTCGAGGCTCGCGACGTGTGGACGACGATTTGATAGTGTGAGGCGTGGATTCTTATCCATTCGATTGTTGCCTTAACTGGACCGCCGTCGATGACGGTGGGTCCTTTCCATCGCCGGTAATTGTGAATCACGCCGTCGAAGTCGAGGCATATCAGTTTTCTCATCATTCCGTTCTCGCGCCTTTTCTTTGGGGCCTTCGTTGTCAGGCCGAGGATTACGGTCATAGCTCCTTCCTTCCGCTGTCGAACTCCTGCTTTGATATCTGCTTCCACCATGTAATTACGATGTCCTCTGCCGATGGTCGGAAGAATTCGTTTCTGATGTTCTTCAGAATCGCTTCCTTGGCCTTGGCAATGTGAAAGTAGTCCACATTCGACGAGAAGCAGCAGTCGCCTATGTCAATTCCTGGAGCCTTGTAGTTGACGAACCAGTAGGTTTCCATTCAGAAGACCTCACCTTCCGGCAGCGGGTGGGCGCCATCGCTGGTTATCTCCACATTCATCCTCGGGACAAATTGCATCGACGACGACACGACTCCTGCCATCCATACCGTTCGCATATAGAGCCAGCCATCCTCGACCGGAATGCGTTTCAACGTCTCGCCGTTATGTCCCTTGATGGAGCGATAGCAGAGCTGCGGGGCATGGGTGCCGAAGAGCTTTCTCATCTCCTTGACGTCGTCCATGAATTCGATATCGGCCATCCATTCGCGGAGTTCATCGACGTACTCCTCGACGCCCTTTGTCCCGAGGAGGTCGAAGTCTTTTTTGATGGCCCATGTTCTCTTCAGCTTATCGAGCTGTTCACGATTTAGCTTGGTCATTGCCTTCCTCCCATGACGAGAGCGAGCATTCCATCGTCTCGGTTATCTCTCCTACGCCTCTTGTTTCTCTGTAGGTGATTGTGAATGGTGTAGCTCTCTGATTCACAAGGAATTGGAAGGCGATTTGCACGGCCTTCATCATCTCCAGCCGTTCAAGCCTCTTCTCCCTTCTCTCTTCTTCTTTCATGTCTTTCGTTCCTGTCCCTTCAGTGTCCATGATCGTATCCTCTTTAGTTGGTAGATGACTTCGCACGTCGGCGGGAATCCATCAAGGATGTTGGCCATTCTGTTTCTTGCAACGATGGCCTGCCTGAGCGATTGACTGACACGGGTCCTGGCTTCGCTCTTTGCCCTCATCCAGTCCTGCCTTGTCAGGCCGATGATGTTTTCCTCGATCTCGTTAATCATCATTCGATTCTTCTGATGTTCGTCTGAGTTTGGTTCCAGATGCTGGTCGATGTGGAAGTCGAGCCATGCGACGAGCGCCTGGAGAAACGCCGCCCCCTGCTCCCTTCCCCCGCGCGTGATGAAGTTCATAAGGAATTCCTCGTGGGATTTCACAGCTCGTCCTCCCTGCCGAGATCGGCACCGCTTATTCCGAAGCGTTCCAGCGTCTCCCATAGCTCGCAGTCGGCACCGATCCATCCACCGAAGGTCTTTGCACCGCCAAGCTTAAATCCAAGCTCGACGAATCTGAGGATGGTTTTCTTGTCGATCTGCATGGAGCTGACGGGCCTTGCCTGCATCTTCTCGATGGCGTCCAGCCATTCCTGGCGGTCCTTTCGCTTGGCACTGGCCGGTCTGGTTATGTCGCGAATATGGTCGATCTGTGATCGTGTGATAATGAATTCGTCCATGTGTGTCCTGGAAAGAAAAGGCCCCCTTTCGGAGGCCATGAAGGAAGTCGTTATGTGGCCGGCTGCTTCTGAGGTGTTTCAGCCGTCATATCTATCGTGTCATCGGCAAGTATGTCTTCGAGTTCATTTCCGCTGGAGGCTCCCGACCGTGCCCCCTGCTGTTGCCCCATCGGCAGCTTGTCGAGGAGGCCGGCGTCTTTCGCGACCTGGGCCATGTTCGTTCCTGGTGCTTCGTCCTCGCGATCGTGCATGGTGAGGTCGTTGATTTCCGGGCTCTTCGGCAGCGACTTGTAGAGACGACGGACGACGGTCTTTCTCGCCATCTGGTCCCAGTGGTCGGTCCATGGAATCGACTTCTTGCCCTTGCGCATCTTCTGCTCGTTTCGATCGACCTGGTCCTTCGTCATGACCTCAATGATGGTGCCGCCGCCCTTGATCTTGGCCATGGCGTAGACGAGTTTGATGTTCGTCTCGTTCATGTCGGTGTTCTCGTAGTTTTTCTTGTGGCGGAAGACGATTCCATCGTGGGTCACTTCATGCTGAAAGTCGTCGTTGTGATAGACGACGTCCGACATGATGTACTCGACCTTTCCCGAGCGCATGGCGATGTCGATCATGCCTTGATAGCCGATTTGCATGGTGACTTCGTTGCCGTATGGAATCAGATACGCCTGGCCGAGTCCTGCGCCTGGTTCCAGGCCGAGCTGGGCGGCTTTCAGGATGGCCCCGAAGAAGGAGGCTGGATTGTTTTCCGCTGTTCTCGCGAGGGTCGGGTTCATCCGCAGCTCGGTCAGGGCAATGCGGGCCATGCGATCGGGGTTGATGTGTTTCGGCAGGGCAGCGCCGATCTGGTCCTTGTACTTGATAAGCATCTGGTCGGGACGCATCGGGGCAACGGCCTGAGTGTTTGCTGGACGGCTGCCGCCGCTAAATGTTGGTGCCTGGGCCATGTGGTCGTTCCTTTATTGCTTGATGTTGAGATTCAGCCACTTGTGCCCGGTGAGCATCAAGGGTTCAATCATGCTTACATGATATTTCTCGCGGCGCCTCTTGCGTCTTCGGAGAATCCACGTTAGGATTTTCTTACGGATCATTGATTACTCTCCAAGTAAGACTTTGACACTCCGTACCGAAGCCCGCCATGACTAACCACCTTGGCGGGTTTTCACGTTTCCGGGCTTCGTCGGCACTCCCACTCTTCCTTGTCATTCTGATATCCTTTTAAGGTGACTCCCGCGACGTTTGACTTCCTCCTCTTGGCGGAACTCTGTAAGCAGCGTCACGCGGTTTCACGTCGAACTCAAGGTGGTGGGGTTCACTGGGAAGTCCATTACACGGTAGCTTCGTCGCCTCCGTGCCCTTTGAATCCCATCACCCCCGACGACGACAAGGTCTGCCTTTCATTCCCCTACTTAAACGACGAGCCCGAGATCTTCGAGCCGTCGCAATTCCTCCTGAAGCTCTCTTTCCTCGTGTGGCGTAATCCTGATCTCGTCAACCTCGAACGAATAGCCTGGCCATTCCTTTGATGCCATGCAGTCGCGATAGAGGTCGATGGCCTTTCGACAGTGGACGTACCACGCATAGTCAATCAGCGTCTGATCGGGCGACATGATCTTTGCGCAGTAGGGTTCCTCCATCTCGATGACGAGGAAGTAGACCTTTCTTCGGATACCGTCGTGGATTTCCGCCACGCGCTGATACCAAGCGGCCTGGATGTGGTAGCCGTAGAGGCGGAATTTCTTTTTGAAGTTGTCGGCCTTCTTAATGTACTCGCCGAACTCGGAGGAGGTTTTCACGTCGAGGATCATGCGCGGGTTTATGAAGTCGTAGAGGGCCTTTCCCGGAACGCCATCGACCTCGACATAGATGTCTTTCTCGCGCTCACCGGGAAGGCCGAGGAACTTGCAGATTTTGTTGTTCTGAAGAACCTTCTGCGCGACCTTGCAGGCAATATCGTACTCTTCCTGAGTGAGGATGAATTTCTTCGGGTGAAGCAGGCGGAACTTGTCGGCTGACTTCGTCGTCAGGGATTTTCCTGGGAAGACCTCGACCTCGTCGCGGATGACTTCGGGAGTCAGCAGAATATAGTGGACCATCTCGCCAATGCGGAGGGACTTGGAGCCCTTGTGCTCCTTCTTTCTCCAGGTGATATAGTGCTCGGGGCTCTGCATGAGTTGTTTGATGCCTGAGTTGCTGAGCGCTTCTCGGGAATAGTATTCGGGCTTAAGCATTTACTCTCCAAGTAAGACCTTATCATTCCAGCGTTATCCCATGAGGCTAACCACAACCTCAAGAAATAGTTCTTCGTAACAAGCTACATCGCTTGTTATTCCATAAAATTGGCAAAAGCACAAGAGGAATCATCACCCACATAACACAGGCTAGACAAGCGCCATGGCGGATAGACCACCCATACGCCGCGACCATCAAGGACCATGAAACGACAAAACCCCAAGCGCCTTGGCACTCAGGGTTTATGACTTTGATGATTTTAACTATGCGTGAATCGTCAGGACGATTCGACCATGTGAGCTTATTCGTCGCGAAGCTTCGCATCAAGCATATTTGCAAGGTCGCGCTCCGTTATGTGACGGCTGCCGGATCGCTGCGAGGTGAAGCACTTTTCGCAGAGGATGTCCTTCCAGTCGGGCTGCCAGTCGTCGCGGCCTGTCTTATATGCAAGCTCCCGCGCCACGCGAAGATCGTGCGTATGGGCCTTTGTCAGGCGCTTCTTGCAGCAGGGGCATGAGGTCGGCAGTCGCTTCATGTCGTCGTCTCCTATGGGGCTTTCCCTTATCGTACATCATGTACGGGCCGGCATCCTCTACCCATCGTTTCCGTATAGAATATGCCTGCGTGCATACACAGAGGAGATGCCAAATGAAGGACATGATTATAGAGTGGATCGTCGATATCGTTCTGAGAAACCTCGAACCTCACGTTATCCGGGAACTGGCCCGCAAGCTCCAGTGCGTGATGGCTCCCATCGTTCGCGAGCACAAGGACGAGATCTTTGCCCGTCTGCATGCGAAGGCGCTGGAGACGGACACTGTGATCGACGACGCCGTTTATCAGGCGCTTGACGCATTCATCGACCAACTGCTTCCCGAGACATGCGAAGCCTGAAAAAGAAAAGACCGGGGAGTTCTGCACCCGGTCTTCCTGTCTAGCGCTATCTCGTTGTTGTTTCTCTTCCACCGATATCCTGTCAGGAACTTCCCGCCATCGTACTGACAGCGAACGAGGGAGTCAGGCAGACTTTCCCTGTCAGCAGGTCGCGTCGGTGGGCTGCGGCTCCTGCTGCTTATTTTCCTACCTCAATCCTCGAACCTCTTCAAGACTTTTCTCATTCCAGCTCTCTGATATCCGGGATATTCGCCGCTATCGCCTCGCGGATGAGCTTTCTCTCCCAGTCGCCCAGCACCCGCTTCTGCTCGTCGGCGGCCATTCTTTCCCCATCGACGAAGAGCCTGTGCGTGGAATCGAAGAAGGTCCAGCGTCCCCGGCTTTCATCCTCGGGGCGAATCTCATGCTCGAATGTGTAGTAGACTTCGAGGGAGTATGTTTTCCCGTCGTCCACGAATTCAATTAGCCTGTCGATTGTTTTTAGTGTTGGCTTCATTCTTCCTCGCCCTTTCTCTTGCCTGCTTGATGTCCTTGCACAGCTCGCGATACTTCGGCAGCCACGGCCCAAAGTGGTTCGTCAGCATGTTCCATCGTTTGGCGTCGTTCCATGTATAGAACGTGACATCGACCACCTGACGACCTCTGTAGTAGTCGGTTTTCTCCACCTCGTAGCAACAGAACTCTCCCGCATGTTCACCGTCGAGCACGATGCCGAAGTCGAAGCACGAGCTGTTTGCCTCCAGCCATGCGTGAGCATAGCGCTCGCCCGTATCTTCGTGAATCAATATTCCGTGCGCCATCACGTATTCGTTTGTCCACTGTCGTTTCTTGTCTTCCTTCACGAGCCTCTGAAATTCATCCAGGGCATTGTCGAAGCACTTTCCTGTTGGTCCTATTCTCACTGCATGGCCTCCTGCTGACCCATATCGTATTCGATTGGCTTCGTTTTCCTGCGCTGCCTGATGTGTTCCCTTACCAGTACAGCCTTGTATTCCTTTCGCCCTGGTCCGACCGGCTGCATGCGAATGAATGGCTCCACGCCCCAGGCATCGACGAACGACTGACGATCTTTCTTCCAGTTGTAGCCGATGATCTTGAAGGGATGCTCGGCGAATTCCTTGTGCGCACGGACGGGCTTTGTGCTGGTCGGTGTCTGGTATCTAATTGCATTTCTATGCTCGCGCATGTCGGGGTTGCCCGATTCGATATAGACCATCATCTTGAGGGCGAGCATCACGATTTCATTGTATTCCGTACCATGGCTGGTGGTTTCCACCAGGATTGGCCCTGCCGATGGCCTCATGAGTCGCGTGGCTATTTTCACATCGTCCTCGTCGTCCTCTCCGAAGAAGATCATGAAGGTTTCTATTCCATGGGTGCCCCACGGGATGCTGGCGGCGAACATTTCCGTGACCCTGATATCACCGTGCTTATCCATTGACGGCGTTATGATCGGTTCGGGGAACCTGACACACATCGCGGTAAACGCCGGCACCATCGACCAGTCGAGATTCTTCAGGCGGGCCTTTCTCAATATCCTGAAGAAGTCCTTCGCGACGACGTAGAAGTCGGGATTTGACAGATGAGCGAAGAGCATGGGCCTGAAGTATTCCATCTTTCTTGCTTCGTCAGACATGGCGTTGACTATCTGAGATCCATAGCTCTCAATTTTAAAATCAAGCCATCCAAGATCAACGATCTTATCGGCAAACCTCGCCGCGAATTCAATAAGATCATCCGTCTCCGCTATCATCATCTTTTCTTCGTCGTTGACGAACTCCCACATGGCATGAGCCATCGCCACGTCGAGGATGTCAGACTTTTTCGTTGGGCGTCGTATCTTCTCTATCTTGAACTTCTTTTCCATTGGATGTTCAATCATTGGTTACTCTCCAAGCTTAATTCCCATCTGGTCATTTCCACGAATCCCCAGAGTCCGGTGACATCCGATCTCGTAACCACTCGCACAATAGCCACCGACGGGAGAAACGTCACATGCCTGTCTCCAGGACCGTAGGCGTCAACAGTCCTGGAGTTGTCAACTATCGTCATATCCTCCCTGATATCGAACCGCTGAAGAAACAGCTCCTCAACACCGCATCGTCTCCGCTCCACTGCAACCCCTGGTCTGCTCGTCGTCTTTATTTGATATGTCTGTCGCGATCCCTGTTCTGCATCCGCTTCACGTAGGCGTCGATCTCCTCGTTTACCGAGGCGCGGAATCCCGCCGCAAGCTGTCTTGAGACGATGTCGAGGATTTCGTCGATCATCACATCCACATGCTCTGCGGAGAACCTTCGCCGCGTCAGGCGCTGGAGTTTCCCGGCCATCGCATCCCTGAGCCGATGCTCGGCCCAGCTTCTCTCATGGAGTGGATTTACCGGACTTCGCTTCGTCACTTCGTCCTCCTGTCGCGGGCTTCCATTCCCGCATCGTGGTAAATGGTGTCTCCGCCATCATCGCCGTTATGAGCGATATGATCTCGTCGTCGGTGAGGTCGCGTCGTCGCCACGGGGTTTCCTGGATGGCAATGCTTATTCCCTTCGACATGAGGTGCATTGCCAGGGATCGGGCGATTATGTTTCTCGTCTGGGTCTTGCCTGATTCCATTACATCGTCGATCATTGTAGTCATGGGGTACTCTCCAAGGTTTGATTCCAGCTTAAGCGTTTGAACTCGTTGCGTGGGGGACCGGGTGAACCACACCCGATCCCTCGTTTTTTTATCTAGCTGACGACGACGCTTGTTCCTGCTCTGTGGGTCACGCCTCTCGTGTGACCGTAGAGGCCCGTTTCCACCTGTTCAAGGCCGAGAACGCTTCCCGTCTTCGCGATCGTATCGACGAAGCGTGCCGCGCGTTCCATCCTCTGAAGTCTCCCGACGGGCGAGAGTTTTCCCTGGTGCGTGAGTTCATAGGTGAAGTTCTGCATCAGGTCCCAGTAGGTGTTGGCGGATTTCATCAACAGTCGATCCTTGCCACCGATTGATACCACATCGCGAATTCTCGCGCACTCGACAATCGTCGCATAGTCAACGTCGAGATCCCTTTCCGCGTAGGTCCGCCAGACTCCCGATTGATCCCGGTAGGTGTCGAGCACGTTGTCGGGTTCGGGGAATTTGATTGGCGCTTGTGAGGTCACATGGCGATAGGTGTAGGAGTAGATGTTTTTCGGGATGACCATTCCGTTGAGGCACGAGAGGACCAATGCTCCGACCTGGACGCGCACGGCGCTTTCCGCGTTGTATGAATTCTCGACGAAGACGCGAAGACCGACGAATCACCGCGCTGGATGGTGAGGAGATTTCCAGCGTCGCGGTAGGTGTACTCGGCAACGACACGGGCTCCGTTCTTTGCGATGTTGAATCGCCGCTCTGGTTCGCCGAAGACGGAGATGAATTTCTCTGCCGAGTCGAACACATGGTCATGCTTCACTATCTGATAGCGGTCGGAGACGGTTGCGATCGGAAGTTCCATGTCTTTCCGCACGACGGCGCGGACGTTCGGGATGTCAACTCCACTCTTGAGGTACACTTTTTCGAGTTCAACGGGGAATCTGTACTCTGACATTCTTACTCTCCAAGTAATGATCGTTTCATCAGGGGCCCAACCCCTGATTTCACCAGTGTTATCAACCACTTAGCACTGGTTGTCAAGAAATTATTTTCGCTCCAATCTCTCCGCTATCTCCCTGGCCGCTTCCAGCTTTTTGATCCTCGTCATTTCGCCCTCACTTCGTAGCATGGCATCAATGTCTTAAGGTGTGGCATCTGGTTGAGTTGGTATGAAATCCACTGAATGAGTTCACTGCCTTCAATATCCAGCTCTGTATGAATCAGACCGGGAAACTCCTCGATCATTCGGGCGATCAGCCAGCATGAGTCCTTTTCAACGCTCATTGTCTCTTCCCAACTGCGACTGACTGATCGCCTTATTTATAATGTCCACAATCTCCTTGTTGTTGATTCGCGTGAACCCCTGAAGGTTTCTCGATCCAATTGCGCCACCGATCTGATAATTGGTGAAGATCTTCTGCATGGTGGCAGTCGGTTCCTTGCAGTATGTGATCATCTGGTAAATATCCCCGCCAGGACCCCAGAAGAATTCGCCGACGTTGCTTTCATCCATCACTTGTCCTCCCAAGTTAAGTTCATCCATTACTCGACCCTCCTCTCCCATGCCTTGATCACTTCGCGCTCGGCTTCCGCCAGATCCTGATAGGACGACGACGACTCTACTGTTATCGAAGTGGCGCTGCATGCCATGCAAGCAACCCACATTAGCCACGCATCGGCCTGGACCTGATCGGTTTCGATCTTGGGTGAGCCTCCACAGAAGGGACAGCTCTTCGTAAGGGTCAGCTTATTCATTTCCGTCATGGTTATCCCCCTGGTCGATGCCATCCTTCCAGATGTCGCTGTCGCTGTCGGGTTTCGGAGGAAGTGGCATCCAGTGAGTTGCGGTCAATTCGGGCTGTATCGCACCAAGGAAGAGGCAGCGCCAGGTCTTTCCATCCCACATTGCTTCCTGAACGATCGGCGATTCAATCTCGGGGTCGTCGATCAGCTTTCCATAGACCATTGCGAAGTCCTCGTGCTTCGGCTTGTGCCATGTCCCGATTGGTTGCCACAAGCTCGTGCCCTTATAATCAAGCCATGCCTTGGCCAGATTCTCCTTGTAATTCGTTCTTCCTGAAAAAAACTCCTGAACCCTTTCCGCAAGATCTTCAGCGGCTCTCAGCTTCTGATTCACTTCATACTCTCCAAGTAATTTGTTATAGCCACACTGCAATGTAACTCCTAATTGCGCTGCGCAGTGGTTCGATTCTTTTGTCGTTCATGATGAAGCCGCTCCACTCGATCTTGTCTGAAATCATTATAAGCTCCACGACGTGTCCTCCATCGTCAATCACCTCGTCTTTTGCCTTTTTACCGTCGATGCCAAGAGTGAAGCTGACGAATGGGAAGTACATCGAATCGAGGATTCCGCAGCTTTTGTTGATGATTCTGACGTGAAGTGCTTCCGCTGAGCCCGATGATCCTGCCCAATCCGGCTCGATCACAGCGATGATTCCAACCGGGGTTTTATTGCTGCCGATCATGACTCTGTCGCCAATGATCGTTGTCGCCGGCATACCTAGCAGGCTTTCTCCGATCAGACTCTTCATGAACTCTTCGTGCTGGACATGCGGTGGTTGGTTCTGTTTCATGTGGGGATCCTTCCTCTCGTTTCAAGGTGTGTAACATGGTAAGCCTGTTAGGCTGTGTCACTATGACGCAGATTGGCATTACTCTAACTATAGACCGCAATAGTATGGCATTATCAGGAGCTTGTCCACTGGAACCAGCGCGGCGTTGCCGGGTTATGCCGTATTTCTCCAACAATTGCACTGGCTCAGCAGTGTGGTCTATGGCATGATCCCAACCTCACAGAGTAATGTCATAGTCTAGTGTCAGAAGACATGGCGCACACTACCTATAGAGGACCAATCATGCTTACAGACAATCCATCATCCGCAACCCTCCCGATTGAGACAGTCACACTTGAGGATGGAACGCAGGTTTCACTTCAGGATCTTCTGCGCATCGTCAAGGAACAGCAGAAGGCTCTTCAGCAGCAGAAGATGCCGAAGAAGGAAAAGATCAGACGACGACGATCCCGAGAGACGAAGGACAAGGAGGTGAAGTTTATCTGTCGCATTCCCGAGAAGCTGCTCGTCTGGCTCAAGGAAGAGAGCGAGCACTACGAAGTAACGCAGCAGGCGTACATCGAGGCGGTGTTTCGCGCTCGACGGGCATCGGCTCCGCGACGCTCGCGATTCGATGTCATCCGTAAGAAGCCACGCGATCTCGTCGAAAGCTATCTGACCGACAACGTCACCGACGAGGATCAATCGAAGCTATTGAGAGCGTGAGACGGGCAGTGGTTTGCCGGAATTAACAACACATGGAAGTGGTTTATGGAGCTACACGATGGCCAGGTTGCAATTGATTGGACGATCATCGAGCGGTTTTGGTTCACGGTCTACAGTGACCCTGTCTATGGATTTAGCCCGAATCAGGCCCCGTCTCTTCAGTTGTTGTGGGTACTCTTCCATACATGGCCTAGAGTCAATCGAACGCAGGTACTTATTTCCGCAACTCGTTATGACTCCAATGAGGAGCTTGCCAGTCTTTTTTCCGGCGATGGTGGGCATGAGGTTTTAAAGAAGGATATGGTCACAGTGACCAATGCACTTCAAGCTCTTTATAAGCGAAATATGCTACGTCATGTAAAACTTGGGAATCGTCGAGCCTTGGGATTTACTGCTGAATACATCGCTCACATCAAAAAGCGATGCGCCAGTATCTCTACCGCTCAGAGGCATAATGCCGCCAATATCTCTACCGTTCAGCGGCATAATGCAGCCAACTTTACGCCCTTTCAGCGGCACAATGCAGTCAATAACTCTACCGGCCTGAGCGGTAGAGTTCCTGACACAGCCCAGAACGATGCAGCAAAAACCGCAATGATTCCGCAGGGGGAAGTTGCTGGCGATCATATCTATAGAGGAAGAAGAATAATAGAAGACGAAGACAGACATAGAATACCTATTACTAATCTCGAAGAATTGAACTCCGAGAACCCCGCAAAGTCGTCGTCGTCTGTTAAGTCGCAGCAAGGGAAGACGCTTGACCAGCCTCAACCCATCGCGGTACGACCCCAACCTGTAGGACCCCTCTCAGGATCGCAGAATCGCCCGCTGTCGCTCCGAGCACAGTCGAAGCGAGCTTATCTTAGGATTGCACCAGACAAACATTCTGGAGCCAATGAGGGCCTTCCAGGACCATACGTCGATGCGGTGCCTCAACCGTGGCGGGATGGCATCTTCTCGACCGTCACGGAGATCGTCGAACAGCTTGGGAGGGGGATGGAGCTTTTAACCTGGCTTGATGAACTCCTCAGCAAGGAGTCAATCAAGACCATCTGCCAGGGGATTGGAGGTGAAGCGCAGGACTGGGAGATGTTTCTCAACGATCACTTACGAGCGCAATTCGGACTCGAACCGCTTAAAAAGAAAATGACCCCTTAAACCATTAACAGCTTACCGAGGTCACCTTTGAAAACTTATTCTGACTCGATGTTTAACCCGAACTGGGCCTATCGTGCAATAGACGGAGCCAGGAATTTTAATCCTGAACATGAAATTCTTATTCCCGAAGCGGCGCTTCTCGCGTGCATCGTCACCGATTGGGACACCGACCAGGACCAGCGAGGCTGGGCGGCACTCAATCTAAAGCTCGAAGATAAGTATTTTCAGACGCCCGAAGGACGCTTCTTCTTCCGACTTCTGGTGCAACTGCGCGACAGGAAAGTACCAATTCAGGATAATTCCAGCTTATTCATAGCAGAAGCCGAACGTGTGATTGGGAAAAGGGTTGACACGTTGATACCTGCGGCGTTACCACTCTTCACCGTGATGGCCACAAATCCAAACTATTGGGCCAAGTTGGTTGTCGAAGAATACCTACGCAAGGAGCTTGCAAGAGCAATCCTGGCAGCGCAGGAGGACAGTGAAATGGGAGCGAAGATCGTGAAGTTACAGGAAGCGATCGAGAGCCTTAAGGCTGCCGACGTCTTCCGCGACAGATCGTTTGTGTCATTGCAGCAAGCCATTGGCGAATTCGTCGAGATCCTCGAACACCGCACGCAAAAAGCCGCGCATCAATCCCCATACATCCCCTCAACATTCCCCACTCTCGACGCTCGCGTGAAGTTTGGCCGTGGACACTTCATCGTACTCGGAGGACGCTCAGGCATGGGCAAGTCCACCGTCGCTGTAAATCTCATGCACCGAATGATCGTCACCGGGCAGAAGGTGGGCATGTTCTCACTGGAAATGACACGTCCCGAGATCGTCCAGATGCTCATCGCCATCGAAGCAGGCGTAAACTACGAGAGCATGACGGACGCCTCCAAGCTCAACGACGACGACTTCGACAAAATCTCGGAAGCTTCACGAAGTCTTTACAATACAGACAAGAAGCTGGAGATCTCCGACCGAGGACGCATGACCATCGACGACATTCGCGAAGAGATGGAACACATGCGAAGAAAGATGATGGGCCTCGACGTCGTCTTCATCGACCACATGCACATCATCAACACCGACAACAAAAAACTTGGCTCCATGCGTGAGAAGCTGATCTATGTAACAGCCGAACTCAAGGCCATGGCCAAGGACTTCGATTGCGCAGTCATCTGCCTCGCGCAAATGAACCGCGACGCCGACAAGCGCGACGACAAGCGGCCCGTCGTAGCCGATCTAAAGGAATCCGGCTCCATCGAACAGGATGCCGACACAATCCTATTCGTCTATCGAGACAACTATTATCTGAATCCAGGAGAGCGACCAAAACCAAAACTCTCGATCCTTCGCACCGCCTACGACGACGACAACAGCGATCATCAGGCGCAAGCGGGAACGAGCGAACTCATATGCAGAAAGAATCGTCACGGTACGTGGCAGAACTTCACCGTCAACTTCGAGGTCAACCCGCGAACCAAGCGCATGAGCGAATCACGGGAACAACCATAAAGGGGAGTGCGAGTCTTGAGTGGGAGAGATATCATCAGGGCCTTGTAAAAGGGCGGGAGCCCCGAGATCGACCATGATCCCTGGGATCGCGAGGCTCCCTTTTATCTCTCGAACGCAGTAACCATAGGAGAGTAATCATGATTCGTTCCGCAATCCTTGCCGCTTCCCTCTTCACAGCAGGAGCGGCCACGGCACAACACAAGAGCTTCGAGGTATGCACCGAGCAAAGCCTCTGCGCTCTCCGCGTCCTCGACAGTGACACCAACGAGGAAGTCTGGCTTGTCACCGAACAGGCAAAGGACCTCTCCCTCATCTGGGGAGGAACCTATTGGATCGTAGATCGGCAAACCTACGACGAAGTCAACGAGCTGATTGAAGAGCGCATGGTCCTGCCAGCGAAAAACCCGACGACAGACCTCACACTCGAACGGGCCAAGGGAGGATCAACACCACCACCGAAAACCCCGGCACAATCCGGCAGCGGTGGGCCACTCGTCAGCGGCTCCGTATCAGTGGGAAATATCACCATCGGCGGCAGCGGAGGCGACGCCTCGTGTCGCGACTGTCACACGGGATCACACAGGGAAATCCATAAGAAGGTGATGGACAAGGGCTACTGAAGAAGAAAAAACGCGGGGAAGCATCATCGCCACCCCGCGCCACGAACTAAAAAGGAACTCATGGCCGTAACGCCCCGCCCGCAAGAGGTCTGTGGGAACGGACGGGGAGCACCCATCTCTCGGAAAAAAGCTGCCATCTCCATGACGGTCCCTTCAACCCAGAATAACATACCCTCACCTCATCAATGGAAATGGCCCGCCAATGGAAGAGATGGTACTGCTGGAGCACAGGGACGGACGAAGAGAGAAGCACCTCATAGCCATGGAGGACGCCCCCACAGAACGCATCCTGACCATAAGGATCCAGCGAACTGTAAAGGACCGCTACGTGCAGCTAACCTTCACATACACGGGACGACGACACATCGACAGAAGGATATTCAAGGAAACAGACGAGAGCGAGGTCAAGGCGGAGGCGTTCGATTGGTGAGCCAAGGATATAGGGCAGTAATTCGAGCGCTGAGAAGGACAGAGGAAATGAGCTATCTTCCAGTAATGTCGGCGGCGGTGAACTTCTTCATAAGAGGGCAGGTCAAGCAGTTTGCCCTTCGCAGGATGTACCACGTTCCAAGAGTTGGCGATTCGGTAATATTTCAGACGATCCCCTACAAGGTGCTCTATGTGGATTGGTGCCTTGACGAAGATGCAACGGATTATGGTGTGAGGGTAAACGTCGAGATTGAGAAGAACGTGACATGAACCAGGACGAGCTGAATGCACTCACTCTGGAAGAGAGGAAAGCCCTCCGCACGCTACTCGATTCCCATGAGAGGATGATGGCCACCATCAACATAAGATGGGCGACAGACCACGAGACTGCAATCGAGAGGATAAATGAGAATATCAGGAGGGATTGGAATGAGGGGAGGCAGCTTTCTCGTTTGCGCGGGATCCAATTTTGAAAATCAATTTCCAGAAAAATTGGCTGGCCGCCCCGGGGCACCCGCGAGAGAAAAGCCGGAAATCCACCGGAATCTCCGGGGAAAAAATCGCGAGCTTTTCACGTGGAACCGGGAGCAAAACCAGGGAATTTCCATCTAACCATAACCTTCTTCTCACAAAAAAGACTGACGACGACGACCCGACTTCAAGACAAATTCCAACCACTTCACAGCACACTTCACACATCGTCCCCCACCACTCCGCCACCACCACCACGCGAAAGCTTTGTTGGTTTCCATATATTTGAAAGCTTTGTCTGGCCAAAATCCCAAAATTCCCTTTCGATTTCGACCAGGAAAGACTGTCAAAGTTTACGACACCCGGCTGTCGATTTCTTTGACACTGTCGAGTCTTTGGACGTCAAACCTTTGGACACCGCAAGAAGTGTACCCTTTAGACAGAGCGATTCCGTGCCAAATTCAAAGACAAGGACCATGCCAGCAGACAAAGGCAGGAACCGTGCCAGCCGCGCCCCATGCAGGATTCAAGCCATTTGACACCGCGTACAGGGATTTGACAGGACCGTCAACGCCTTTGACAGCATGGGGTTGACCGATCGGCTCTTATAATACAAGGAACCCCAACCCCGCGCCTGTCAAGCCTTTGGCCGATTCAACTGTCCACGACGACGACAGACATTCCCTTGCAATCCCTGGCGCTTAAGCCAATCCAGCCGCGCGGTAAGCAGAATCCGCAGGATCCTTGGACACCCCCCACTTTCATAACTATCGAATATTACTATGCCAACATGACGGCACGCGCCCTGCATTATATATAACGTCAGCCGATGGTCGGTTGGCAGAATCAGAACCCGATCTTAAGGAACTTAATCATGAGTAACTCAACTGAATCCAAGAACTCGACCAAGTCTCCAGCCATCCTTGATAAGCCAATCGACGGAGCCGATAAGCTTACCGCCGAGCAGCTTTTAGCGAAGATGTTTGAGGTCGTGCCCGCAAGCTCAAATGCACGCCTGCCAGAACCCTGGAGTCAAGCCGATCGCGATAAATTGGTCGGCCTGGTCAAGGCAGCCCTGGCCGCTGGCCGCACAACTCGCGACGCTTGCACTTTCATTTTTGAAGCAGGGGTCTTTCCAGGACGCGGTAAGGCTGCAATCTTCGAGATTTGGCAGGACTACACCCGACCTGAACGCGCGGCCAAGGCAGCGGCCAAGGCCAATAAGCAGGAAGTTTCCAAGTAAGCTGACCAGACTTTAGACAAGGACGACGACGACTTTCCCCAAGGATCGGGGGTTTAATATCAGGCGGCCCAGGATTTCAGGTTTGAGCCCTGGTCCGCCTTTCAACCCAAGGAACCCTTTCCATGCACCCGATCCATGCTGTGTCCTCTGCTGCCGTTGCCGCTCTTTCTGTTTCGATTCCCTTGGTCGTAAGTTTCATTATGCTGACCAACTATTTGACAGGAGGATGACCAAATGCTTGACACTCTAGCGCTCCACGCAATAATGGTGCCAGCCGTTATAGTCGCGTCAATCCTGGCCTCGGCCTGGTTTATCATTGACCTCATAGACAGGATCCACAAATGAGCCAGGATAAAGAATTCGGACTTAAGACAAGCCAAAACCTTTCCATGCACGATACGTTTGTCCTGGATGGATTTCCGGCCCAGGTAATAGGGTTTGCAGGTGACTGGACCCTCTGCGAATACATAGACACCGACCCGGACTTGACGCTGATCACGCTTGACCTTGACCAAGTCCAAGGATACACATAAATACCCGATATTATTGATATAATGGCTGCTCTAGTCTTTCGGAATTCAGGTGGAATTCTGAGGGGTTAGGGCAGCTAAAGTATTTAGCGCCTGCGTTTCCATTTCCCGCTCAAACACCCCGACCCATACCGCCCGTGAAATGGTGCGCTTGCACCCCACTTTCCGCTATTTCCAGGCTGCACGGTGGCCGGTGGCCGAGAGCGCGAGTGTCAAATCTCCTTACACCCCCTGTCCACGCCTGCGACACCCCGGCCTGTCAAGGGGTTTGACACATGCACAGCACGGTGGCATGCACCTGTCAGTTTCCCGACAGCATGGCTATCGTTAAGCCCGGAATAATACAGGGAGGGATGGCCAAGGGTTTGACAGCCCCCAGCCTTCAAGAGCACGCCTCACAGGTGCATGACCTTTAGACACCATTTGATCGTTTCGCGACGCAAATCCCTTTGCGGTACAGGGCTTGCTAACCCCCAGATCTGCACATTTCTGTTTCGATCCCCCTGTACCCCTTAACCCCCAGGCAGTGTGTGTAAAAAATAGTAGGAGAATTTTTTGAATTGGTGGGTGAGGGCTGGACCGATTCCACTTTCGCCGCTGTGCTCGAAGCTCCTTGGCGTCCGCCTGCCTTGGAGTTACCGGGTGGCGTACCCCACTTCGCAACGGTTTACCTCATGTCCTCGGCCCGGAGTTCGGTCTAGCCGCATGTCCTGCCCTCATTTGATGTGTGGTGCGTGTCAGTGCCGCCATTGGCTAAGCTTGCTTGCCGAGGGATCCGGCCCCCTGGTTTGCCTTATCACCGCTTCACGTCTGAAGTTCTGACCACGGGTTCAGCCGCCCCACATGGTCTTTCCTATCAGGTCTACTGTCTCTCCACAATCAATTCTGGAGGCCGGATTTTGGGTTCTGCGCGTCTGAGTTCTTCGTTCGCTCCTCTGGTCTTACCTGCCAGAATCTGGCGTTGAATTTCTTCCTGAGCCATCCGTCGAACTCCCTCTGCACGATCTCCATGGTGACGTTGTCCTCGAAGTCGATCATTTCCCTGTCGATGGGTCCTAGTGGATCTTCGCAGTGGAAGACGAAGGTTTTCATGGCTGGTCCTTGACTTCCGCGAGTGCGTAGTCGAATGCCGGCTGACCATCGAGGATGGCGTGACCGACGAATTCAATCCTTCCGCTTATCTGTTTTTCCTGTCCCGTGTTCTTGTCTTTGACATTGACGTAGACGATCTGTCCTTCCATGTGTCGCATGCTTGCCTCTGCCTCGGAACCTTCCTTGACGGTGAATTCCATGAGTTTCATGTCGTCGTCTCCCAGTCGGTTTTATGCACGAAGATTCTTCGGTATGAGTCACCGAATATCATGGGCATGAGTTCGTGCTTCATTTCCATGTAGTCGTTGGAGATGGTTGCGAGTGCTTCGGCCTCGGAGTTGAATCGGAAGTTTCTGCTTCCTGTCTCCAGCATTGCCCCCTTGACCTTGCATGGCACGACACTCCACTTGCCGTCTTTTTCCAATAGGACGATGTTTCTCATGTCGTCGTCGTCTCCAACGTGTTTTTGCTGCTCACCATGGCTTAAGCAATGCCTCGATGATCTTCTTGCTGAGGTATCCGACTACGATCACGCAGACGGAATAGAAGAAGGCTTCTGCCCAGTTCATTTTTTATCTCCAATTGGGGCTGCGCGGCACCCGACGTTTCCGACTCTTGGTGGCCAGCTCCAGTGTCCTGGCTTCGGTGTTTCTGAGTACGGGGTTGGATTGAAGTAGAGGCCATTGGGATTCATGACGAAGAGTTGGCACTCGGCGGTTTCCTCGTTGAGGATCTGGGTGATGATGGCTGGACTTGGTTCCGCCTTGTGCTCCCCTCCCGGTGATCCGAATCTTTGATAATGCACGACTCGTCCGATGGATGGCTTCTGGTTCATGGTGCTGTCTCCTTTTAGTTGTCGTCGTCGTCTCTGTTATTGAATGCTCCCGGTGGTCCGATTGAGATTCGGATGTCCCAGCCGTCGTACTGCCTGATGTTTTCGAGGGTGATGGATGCGACGACTCCGTTGAACTCACTCGGGTCGAGCTTCATCTTTCTTCCGAAGAGTTCTTCAATCATCTCTGCTATGAGGTTTCTTCCGAACTCGCGGAGCGGAACCATCTTGTCTTCTTCAGTCATGTCGTCGTCTTCTTTGCTCGTCGCTTGGCGAGTTCATCGTCGCCTGGGTTGGGTGGATTTGGTACGGGTTTCTCCATCATCTTGATGTCGATCATGTGGAGGGCTCTCTCTCTGGCGGCGGCGGGATTTCCCGCGCACTTGCAGATCAGCCCCATGTTGAGCGCCCAGGCGTCGAGCATCATCTCGAAGCCGTATCGGTTTTGCGCATCGACGGCGATGAGGTTGAGTGTCCGGCAGAGTTCGCCCATCATCCTTGCCATCATGCGGTTGTATTCTTCATCCATGTCGTCGTCTCTTTATTAGTAGAGGCAGATTCTCGGGTCCTTGCCTTCCTTGAGTGCCCGTCTGGGTGGGCAGGTTTGTTGGTCCCTGTCGGCTTCCTTCTGCCACTGGCATTCGTGTTCCCTTGGGCATTGGTAGTCGAGGGGTTTTCTATCGTGGAAGTGCCCCTTGCTTCCGAGCTGGAGTGTTCGCCCTGTCTCCAGGACTTCGTCGATCTGGAGGTTTGCGCTCAGGGAGCCTTCGCACCTGTCGGACTTTTTATTGAACCAGGCGCAGTCCTTGCCCTGACAGTTGGTGTTGTATGCGCCGGTCCAGGGGGAGCCTTTCGGTGCGATGAGTGGACACATGGATGCGGGGCAGAATGTCGTCATGCTCCTGGGACTTCCATCTTTACGGTCACGGCTTCGTTGATGCGTGGGTCGATGCGGATCTGGAACATTTTCCTGCATGCCTTGCATTGTGCTCCTCCGAGGTTGATGCCGAGTTGCATGAAGAGGCTTGGTTTGATGGTGAGGCGGTTCTCTCCGCAGTAGGGGCATGCGACGTAATATTTTTCCTTCAGGACGAGTGATGTCGGCAGTGTGTCGGCATCTTCGAGGTCGCGTCGAGCGCGTTCGCCGGCCTTGATGATCTCGTGAATTTCCTGATCGGTTCTATCCATGTGCTGCTCCCTTGTCGTCGTCGTAGATGTTCGGATGGAGGGTGTAATAGTAGTAGTGGTGGTAGAGGCGTTTGCATTAAATGAAGACCTCTTAGGAGTGGTTGGCTCCCCAC